TCAAAATAAAACTAGCTGCAGGGCTGGCTGTGATGGCGGTGGAAGGGTCAGTTGATGAGAAGTATCTAAAAGCTCTATTTGTCCCGCTGCAGCCCCTTGTAAAACAAGGCAGTCGCCACTCCAGACGTTAGTCCCATCTAAGCGATACCCATTTAGATAGTGGTCGCCTCGTTTGGGTTGATCGACAAGCTGACAGGTCACGTTGTAGTGCGGCTCAGAGGGCACGTTGTTTCCGCTTATTTCGTCCAAAAATGAAGGGGTTGTATGCGGTCCTGTTATGCGAGTAATTACATAAGGGCCGGTGCTGTAGCTTGTGGATACGATATTGCCTACAGCGACGACAAGAATTGGTTTAGTCATAAGTTATAGTGCGAGAACGATCCTTAGCGAGCCGTTAACGAGCCTTAGCGAGCCGTTAACGAGCCTTAGCGCGCTCCTTAAGCATTGCGCCTGCTAGCTCATAAGCGGTCTCAGCTACTCGATCAATAAATTCCCCATACTCTTCATCAGGGTCTTCTAGTGTCTGGCATATTTTCATAGCCGCAGGTAGGGCTGCAATTGCAAACTCATCAAGTAAGGTTTTATCAGGGTGGTCTGCTGCGATTGATTTTTCTCTTTTCTCGATAGGCCCCTCCATGCCCAGCCTAAGGCCAAGCTTGGAAAGCGCCTCCTTGACTTCATTGAGTGATTTACGGCCAAACCCTACACTCCTCAGTAGCTGGCTCTCAGAAAACCGGACTAAGTCACCGACGCTGCAGATGTTTTCAGTGCAAAGAAGGCTGTAAGTGCGATGGGTGATGCTTAGGCTGGCTACACCAAGATCTAGGATCGACTTACTATTCATTGCTGTCACCTGTATATTTAGGGGCTTCTGCTAGCATGGCTTGGTAACGTTCTATTAGATCGTTTTTTGATATGCCGTCTATATCGAATATCTCAGGAAAAGCCTTTTTTAGCATTTCCTCTATAGGCTCAACCGGTACCAGCTGCCACCCCTCCGGTACCTTTTTGCGCATGTCCGCAATATGGTGGCTATCGACCCCCACACCCACGCCATCAAACTCACGCGCAAGCGCTTCATTATCAACCCAGTAAAACGCGCCGCCTTTATTTACGATAGCCGCATGCCCGTTTTCGTTCACAAGAACGGTGGCATTTTCGATTACTCGATACTCGCCCTTATCAAGCAGTGACTGTATTTTGCGTTGAGCTAGGGGTGTTATCATTTGCCCGATGTCGGGAATATGATCAGCATCAACCATTTTGCTGGCGTCAGCAATATGGTCTACGTAAACTGGGTTTGGTATTTCGCCTACATCATGCGTTCCGCAGTATTTGGCGCCGCAACCTAAGCAGCGTTCTTGATTTTCGCAATAACAAACCACACAGCCGCAAGGTTGTTGCCTAGCTAGTTGCCTATCATTTTCCCCGCTTTCTGATACACAAGCCGCTTTGTTAGTTGCGCATGATATGCAAACTACTTCATTTTTTTGAAGCTGTGTCTGTATATGCTCATACGCTGCCCCGTACTCGTAAAACTCACTCAACCAATGACCTATTGGCGGGGCCTCTCCACCCTCTAAGCCTGCGTGAATCGTTCCAGTAATAGCGCTTGCCACTAGCTCGCGTATACCAACCTCGTCTTTATCTATCAAGTATGGTTTGCTGGGCATGGGGTGGGCATACGCGGGGATACTGAAAACCCGAGTGGTTTTCTCTATGGCTCCCCCATCTTTTATTGCTCCTTCTTTTTGGTGTTGGGTAATGCTGCGAGTTGGATCGTTAGGGTGTACCCATGCTATAGGCTCTTGCTCTGCTACTAGCTTAGCCATTACAGCCTTTTCAACTTGGCGTATGAAGTCTTTTAAACGGGCAATGCTCAAGCCTATGGTGGATGGGTTTCCGCAGATTAAAGCGTGCATCTCGGCATCAGTTAAAACGTGTTGTGTCATTACCAATTACCTCCTGCGGTATCAGCTTCGCCCCAACAGCAAGGGCCGCATAGATCAGTAGGGTAGACCGTAGGCAGCTGGTTGCAGTTGCAGCATGGAGTAGCCCAGTCTTTATCGCCGTCTTTTAGCTTGGGCTGCTTGGCGTGGGGATTGGGTTTTGATTTATGCCTACTCATTTCCTTTTTCTCCTTTTGGTTTTTCGCTTTGGTTTTTCGTTGCGCTTTATTCCGTATCGCATCAGCTGATATCCAGACTGCATAAAAGCCCACTCTGGTAAAGCCTCATGGGCTTCAATGGCTGCTGTAAAGCCATCATCTAGTGCTGTGATTTCCCCGGGCTTACACGTTGCGGGCTCGTTGTTTCTTATACGTAGCAGTATCTTTCTGGACGTATTTGCAGCAAGAAAAAGCGCTTTGCAGCGCTTCTCAAGCAAGAGCCTGCTTTCCTCTGTGCTTTTGTCGCAAGCGTTAGATACAGCGCCATAGCACAAGCTAAAAAACTCCAAGCACTCAAAAACTTGAAGCTGCGTTGCTTTAGCCCTCTTGATTGCGTCGATGTTGATTTTGATGGGTAGCGTGACATGCAGTACGGTCTCTTGATCCATCGGCTCGTCTTTACCGCGACTTATTGCTACATGCTGTGCGAAAGAGGGTAGGGCTACCATATTCGCTTCACCTCAATACCCTTTCTAACTTTAGCGAACGGGAGAACCATGCTGATTCGTATGTTCTTACACCCTTCGTTCGCGAAGCGCTCGGCAATGCGTTCAGCACTTTTTTCGCTATTGGCTGTTTCACGCTTACCTTTAGCTGCTTCGATTAAGTAGCGGACTTTGGGGGCTAAAGGTTGGGCGGTGGTTGCTGTTGTTTCGGTCATGGCTTTTGATTCCTGTAATGTGGGTTTTTCTTGGGCGGTTTCGGGCGTATCGCTGGGCAGATCCTCCTCGACAATCGGATCGAGCTTAGCTTCACTAATTGATTCAGCCTCAACCTCTTTTGCGATTACGAGCATTTCTTCTGTAATGCTTGAGTTGATTGGACCCGCCCAGCGATACCGGTGCCCATGCTTACCTTGAGTTGGATTCACTTCAATGTTTCCAAGCCCAACCTGCTCTTTGATGAAAGCTCTCACCTCGGGTTGAGTAGCGTGGGCTTTTTGGGCGATTTCGTGAACGTGAAGGCCGTATTCACTAACATCGTTAACCATTACATCTTGGATTGTTTCGTTGATAGACAATTCGGGCTCCTTGTTTTTGAATTCTGCATTTAAAGCGATATGCCGCACACCATCGCGGTGCTCGAAATTAACGGCTTTGATTTTGTCGTTGTAGACAGCTCTATAGACGGCTGCGTAAGTCGAGCCCAAGACCACAGCTGTGTTAGTGACTGTAATCGGGCGTTCTTTTATCTTTAATAAATCGAAAATCTTCCCTAGCAAAGACTGGGCGGGATAGGGGTTCTGTTTCATAGCTTGCCTTAAATACAGTAAGCATTGCGTACAAAATAAGCGTTAAATGGAATATCACCATCCATGTCGGACGTGCCAGATGATGGCGCTTGATAGTTATGCTGGGCTTGGCGCGTGTGCCCACCAGACTGTTGCGCATAGCTTTGTTGTTGTGGTGGGGCGGGTTGTTGGTAGGCTTGGCTTTGATCGCTATCACCACGACCACCGAGCATTTGCATTTGATCAGCAATGATTTCCGTCGTGTAGCGGTCTTGGCCGTCTTGGCCCTGCCATTTGCGCGTTCTAAGCCGCCCCTCGATGTAGACAGGGCGGCCTTTACGTAGGTACTCACCTGCGATTTCAGCGAGGCGATTAAACATAACGACTCGATGCCATTCGGTCTCCTCGATGCGTTCGCCCGCTTGGTTTTTGCTGTTGTGGGTGGTGGCTACCGATAGGTTGCACATAGCCATGCCATTGGCTGTGTATCGGACTTCAGGGTCTTTTCCCAAATTGCCCACTAAAATTACTTTGTTAACGGATGCCATTACGCTGACTCCTGCATGGACTCTACGGCTATATCCCAGCCATCCCAATTATCAACTCCTGCATTACGCAAGGCATTTAGGAGCAGCGAGTCTTTAAGCAAGAGCTCGTACTCAGTGCGAGGGATAGATACGTAAGCGGACCGCTCTTTTTGGTGCCAAGGAGCTGGTTCAGTAGCTGAAGGCTGGATGAAAGCAGGGCTAACTTGTTCGGGCTTGGTGGTGTCTACAACAGCCTGGGCTTTAGCTTGCTCCTCTAAGCGAATACGCTCGCGCTCTTTTTCAGCAGCAGCCTCGGCTTGAGCTTTGGTTGTTGCCTCATGAGCCACAACACGAGCCTTAATTAGCTCAGCTAAGTCTTTGGCGTCCATTTGTACTAGGCGCTGACGATCAGAGAATAGGTAAGGGTGGCCTTTGCCTAATTCGGCAATGGTAGCTAGGTTTTCTTCGATTTTGTCAGCCCATTGGTTAGCTTCGATCTTGGCATTGGCTATTGCTGTATTAGCTGCATCTTCTAATGAAGCAATAGTACGCTTGCCTTTCATTGCGCCCGTGATATCACAAATAATTTCAGGCAGGATTACAACTTCAAGGCGGTCGTTAATGGCTTTAATATGTTTGGCAAAATCATCAGCTGCAGCTTGTCGTATTTGTAAACGGCGGTTCTCTTTTTCCGCTTTAACCAGTTTATCTAGTTCTAGGCGTATGCTACGAACCTCAGCGCTAACGTCATCCATTAACCGAAAGGCTTGTTCGATCGTAGCGGTTTGGCTGAGTGCATGCGACTTTGTGGCCGCGATTTTATCCTCAACCTCTTTACACCATTTGACGGTTTTTTCTGCATCAGCAAAGTCTTGGTCGGTAACAAGAATTCGATTGATGTCAGACAAAGCCTCTAGTGCGTGCGCCTTAAATTCGGCTAGATTGCTTGAGGTGACAGCGCCAGACATTTCAATCAGTAGGGCCGGCAAGTTGTCTGGTGTGCGCCCAATGGCTTCGGCTTTTTGCTCGGTAGGTGTGTAGTTGTCTAAGTCCTCGACAAACTGCTTCCACCCGGCGATTAGGCGGCTAAAGCGCTCTTGGTCTGGCTGATATTCCATATAAACCATGTTTTCTGGTGCCCCATCAGACACAACGAAAATAGCCTTGTCTGCGCCTGAGATAAGCAACTGCTGATCTAGCTGCCACTTGTATTCGTCAGAGAGCGCATTATCTCGTACTGCCTGGGCTAAAGACTCATTCCACATCTTGTGCTCATACACGACGTCACCAAGCATTGTTAGGCCATCAAAGGAGGCTAGCAATGACAACCCCTCAATCTCTTTGGTGCCGGTGGTTGGAAATAACTCGTCGCCTATCGTGTCTTCGATAATTGGACGGGCCAAGGCTTCGTATTCATGGCCCTTGTCGAATAGATTGCGTTGCACCCATTCACTAAACTCGCGCTCTGAACCAGTCGCTTTCATGCGCAAAAGCTCAGTGCGGCTGACTTTCGGAGAAGCGCCCATCATTGCAGGCGCTTCTGATGCAGTAAAAAAACTGGCACGGAGTGCGTGCCATTCTTGAGAGCCCTGGGCTAGATTGTGGTATTTCATGCAGCGACCTCATTCGATACTAAAGCATTAATTGCGGCTTTTTGGTCTTCGGAAAGTTGATATTTGCTCTCAACCGTTGCGATGATTCGCTCAGGCGTAGCTCGTCCTGCGTCAATGTAGCTTTGCCATGTTGCTAGCTGCTCTTCAAACCCGTCAGCGGGGTAGTAGGGGAGCGCTTGGGCCACCTGATCGGTTGTTTTTACTGTTTGAGCAGCGCCCATGTATTTTTCTTCGCTAGACTGGATGCGCTCGGCCTCGTCTGGATCTACAATTCCAGACAGCCCAAAAGCATATCGAGCAGCTTGAATTGTTGCCTTGTGTCGTAGCATGCGTGCCGGCCATCTTTTCCATGGCTCTGAGACGCCTTTGCATTCAGCCATGTATTCAGTGACCTCGGTAGGACGACTTCGGTCTTTCCGGTATATTTTGCAAGTTACGGAGTCTAGGCTGCTATTGCCTGCTACATTGTCGACAAACTCCATGCCGTCAAACTGAGGGTGCTGATTGATGATTTTTAACCAGCCATCAATCGACACAATAGGCTGAATAGCACCCCGGTTAGCAAAGGCATAGATTTCCTTAGTCAATGGATTAAGGCGGTACTCACTAGCGATAGCTAGAAAAGTAATCAGCTCTTCATTGGTTGGCTGCTTGCCGTCTTTAGCCTTCATTAGCGTGTTTGTGACTAGGCTCTGTACCTCGCCCTCATTGATGTTTAACTGTTGTGCCAAGGTGGTTAATGCTGACTGCTTACTCATAATCCGCTCCATATTTTTCAAAAGCGACATCACTTAAAACGTCCATTGCAAGCCCGTAGGTCTCATCGTTATTCAACATGGCTTTAAAGATTTGACGCGCTTCGTTCATATCGACATCAAAACGCCAACCTTCAAATAACGCCGGGATCCACTCACGGAAAGGCGCGCCCAAAGGCTCAATACCCGTTTCAATGGCATCAGCTAAAGTGTCTTTTGTGATTTTTGGCGCCGGCTCGCGCTCCCATCGAAAATAGCCATAATCAGCTGTGCGTGAAGGGTCATCAAAGCGGGGTTCTGGATACATAGCCACCTCCGGTTGGTTTAAATGTGTAAAAGTCGCGATACGCTTCGTTGGTGCGTACCAGCGCTTGAATGTGGTCAGCTTGCTCTTGGACGGCTTGGGCAGTAAGCCCTAGATCATCCACGTCTGACGTGGCTGCTAGGCCATAAACAGCGACAAGTCCGAGGGCTGCAAGAAAACAGATCAGATGCTTGCGCATAGGGCATCCTTTTCCGCTTGCGTCATACGATCCACCGTAAATTGAGCAAAATTCGAAATTGCGTCTTGGCGCGCTGTGTACAGGCGGGTTCGCATGATGTCGTCACGCAATGAAAGCAGTAAATCTCCAACGTCATAGGGCTCCATCGCTTCATGGATACAAGCGATTGGTTCGCGACGATTCAGTGCTACTGGACGAAATCGGGGTGTTGTTGTGACAAACACAAACTCACGCTTTCCTTGCAAGCAAGCGTGTATTTGACTCATAACGATAGAAATCAGACGCGCACAGTCAACCGCGTCACGCTGGGTAGCGACGTTCATAATGAATATCCTTTGAAGTGTGCAGCGGTTGCTGCGGCGAATTGATAGCTAAGCGTTGCGCACCGTTAGCCTTGGGTATGAAAAAGCCCCTAGGTGTTAAGTAGGGGCTGGGTGTTACTGGGGTGGTCCGAAATAAATGGGCCCCGTGGGTGTGTAATCTTTTCTTAGAGCTTTTAGCAGCTCGATAATTTCTTGATCCGACATGACAGCCTCCTATAAACGTCGTTACAGGATAAGAGATTTGTCATGCTAGAGATATACGTAGTTTCCGAAAAACTGTTGTAGTTATGTGATTTTTGCATAAAAAGCTATCGCTACAAGCTCATAGGTGCGATAGTTGTGTAGGGGCTTTTCTCCCCGGTTTTATATTTAGGATTTATTATTTTGAAAAAACAAATTGGTATTGTGAAGTGGTTTAATAACGAAAAAGGCTTTGGTTTTATCGCACCAGAAGATGGTGGTAAAGACCTTTTTGCTCACCACTCCGAAATCCAAATGGACGGTTACAAGTCCCTTGAGGAAAATCAACGCGTTTCTTACGTTGAAGCCGCAGGTCAAAAAGGCCCAGCAGCAACACAAATTGAAATAGCGTAATGCTGAGCTCGTTCTAATTGAACGGGCTACACATTCATAAAGTAGGTCAAACCTTTGGAATATGGGGTTTGGCCTATTTTTTTTGGCGCGCCCAGCAGGAATCGAACCTGCAATCTCCCCTTAGGAGGGGGGAGTTATATCCATTTAACTATGGGCGCTTATGCCCGTTACGCGGGCTAGTCGCTGCTACTTGTTTTACGTCCAACTTACTAGCAGACCCAGACGTGATAACAATAAATACACTGTAGTCAGTGCGCTTGCTATCAATCGAGACGGCTTGTCTTTCCTAGCTGTCAAACCTAAGAGGGGTTTACGTAACCGGTCACTGCCTGCAGGGGCTGCGGAACGATCTTGTTAGGTGATGCACCTAACTGCCTGCTGCGTCTCGATTGATAGCCCTCGTCTCTCCGAGGTGTCACATGCCACGTAAAACCAAGAATAACCTTTAGGGCCAAACCTAGTAATACGCTAAACCACACTCTCGCACTCATGTCAGTGCCGCATTACGGCTATGGCTGCCGCCCATTGCTAATCGCTCGCTTTGGGGAACCCGTTTTAATGACATAGGATGTCAGCCCGATAGGTGAAGACTTATCAATTCAGCGGGCTAGGGCTTGATACCTAGCTGCTCTTCATCTAATCTAGCGTGGTGTTGCATGTGGTGCTCTCTGCACAGCCACCTTACTTCCAGCGGTTTACTGTAATCGTCGTGATGCGCGTCCACCTTGCTCTTACCGCACACCTCGCAATCCCCTCTCACTAGATCTCCACGGCGTATTGCGTTATATGTCTCCCTATGAGCCAGATACCTAACTTGGTCGCTTTCTCTATATTTCTTCCTAGCTTTTAGCCTTCCCGTAAGGTCTTTGCTGATGCCGCCTTTCCAGTTGGGGTTATTTTCTCCTTTTTGGCACACCCTGTTTTTTGCTGATAAGCTCGACGCGCAAGATAGAGAGCAGCATTTACCTTTTCCTCGCTTTATCTCATACGGCTTAACGAAAAAGACTGCCCCGCATACCACGCATTCAGATTTTATTTTACTCATACATAGTGCCTATAACATCCACACCGCCGCTGAATTGATGGGGCTGCTCTTACGCGGCAACCCCTTTATGTTTTGAATTAAGTTGTCTAGCTCTGGCGCTTATTGTGAATCACTATTCACTACCGTTCGCTGCTTTCCGCGTACCGCAGCTAGTATGCAAGAGGCCTGCAAAAGCCTCGCGGAAGACTACAAATTAGGGTGACCAGCTCCAGTTAACTACGATTGGGTCTCCACGCAACAATCACTTTTAAAAGGAACCGGTCATAAGCAATGATTTAGATTGGCGCTCCACAAAAGCATAGATATTTAGAAATTAAAAAAGAAGAGCAGAGCGCCCACGTAAATCATCAAAAATAAACTAAGGACTACCTCGCCGTCCCGTTGTTTGCGCATCACTGCGTTAGGCGTCTAGCTATACATCACTAGAAAGCCCACCCGGACTATCTCTTAACGCTGACTCTAACAGCCTGATAGGAGGTGGGGTTTTCTGTCCGTTTTTCTTCTGCCCGGCAGGATGTCGGCAGGTTGCCCATTCAATAACTAAACCACTAGTTAAGGCTGGCAACGTTTTATGACGCGCAGGGGATAGCAATAGAGGGTGTGCGTTTCAGCTATACTTGAAGAACTAGAGTCATCAGCTCTAGTTGCGGACTGATAAACCGCTAAAGGTGAGGCGGGGCGTAAATGCAAGTTGCACCCGATGGATTTCGGACCGGCCGGATGGCCTAGCGGATGCGTTTATTAAGCGTTAAGCCGAACACCGCAAGGCGAGATGCTTTGCTGTGTTGTGAGACGGTGTTCTAGAAGCCTAATCACTAGCGCCAGCCAGGGCGCGAACAAAATACATACGGATTAATGTCCGTACCGGTACGGGCTTTTTCGTGAGCTAAACATGAAAAAGAACGTGGTTGTAACGGTAAGTATTAAGGTGAACGTGGCCAATATTATTTATGCGTTGACCGTATTCACATTTATTTTGCTCTGACCGAGGAGGCGAGGCGCTAGGCGTCTCGCACCTAAACCCTCAAGCGTGCATCCAGCGCACCCTCTATTGCTATCCCAATTGTTAAAGATCTAAGGCTACCGATTCGCTCGACCGTGGCTGGTTTTGCGTGTCGTTTTGTGTAGCGTTGAATCAATAATAGCAAAGCTATTTAAATAAGTAAAGAGCTTTGCTATTAGTTTGCTGTTTAATAATGAAGATGCGCCTCACTCAGACACAAAAAACCCGCTCTAGGGCGGGCATATATAGCAAAAAGCCCTGCGAGGGCAGGGCTAGAGGTCATTCATCAGCTGTAAGGTAGGTCAGCAGTAGCAATAAAGAAGCTCTAAAGATTAAGGTATTCTGGCTCTTCTACATGCCTTCTGTATAATGCTCTTAGTTTAAATGTTGACTGAAGGAGTGGCTAAAATGAGTGATCAGTTGAATTCAGTATCACTTTTAACGAACTCCCTTAGGAGGTGGGTGGTTTCGCATTTGCCAGTTCTTAAAGGGGATGTTCTCGTGTCAGAGATGTGCTTTTTTGAACGAAAGAATCGAGCTGACCTAGTTTTAGCAAATGGACAGCTAACGGCATTTGAGGTCAAGTCTTCCAATGACCGGATGAGTCGCTGGGAGACTCAGCAAAAGGCTTATTTAGCAGTTTTTGACAAGGTTTGGCTCTGCGTTCACTCGCGGCACCTAAAAAAGGCATATGAAGCTTTAAATCCTTGCGTGGGCCTGATGGTGCTAGATAATTACGGCGGGGTGGTAGTGCTGGAAGAGGCTAAGGAAAACAAGAGTCAGAGCCTAGAGGCGCACGCAGAGCTCCTATGGAGATCTGAAGTAGATTTATTGCTGGTAAGCGCGGGGGAAAAGGTAAAAAGAAGCTTGCGCCTCGCTGAAGCTCGTCTGGAAATGCTAAACAAGGTTCCGGAGGCGAAAATTAGAGAAGCTGTGCTGCAGGCGCTAAAACGACGCTATTCGGAATATCAAATATCGTCGCAATCCTCATCCTGAGGACTAGATAAAGGAGCTGGAAATCCATAAAATGCAATACAACGTATGATTTCAGTTATATGTTGGTTTGCTCTATACCCATTCCACGTTCCATTATGCCCATAGCCCTTTTTTGCAGGATCAGAGATTTTAGAAATACGGTCATATTGCTCATTTGCCCAACAAAAGTGGGGCCCCTGAAATTGCTGAAGCGCAACTAGATCCTTAGCGAGATCTATATATTTATCATATTCCATATTTGAGCCTTCTCTAGCAAGCCACCATTCAAAATCTTTTAAATAACTGGCAAAAGGAATTATATGCATGCCCATGACAAAAGCAGTGGCGCTGCCTAGAGTGGAAGAGGCGTAATCCCCATATGCTCTTATAGAGGTAGTATTAGGTGTAGTAAGCAGGGATTGGGCGCCGAAATCTATTGAGATGGCCGTTTGTTGAGAGCCGGAGCTTGGTCTTTTGTCTGGGAAAGAAGTGCTTATTACAGCCCATCCTTTTAAGCCTGTTGAGTTGATCACATCTAGGTAATCGTTGATTTTGGCTGATGTCGTTAAGTCGTTAGGGTGATCCAGAGGGCCCTGGTCTATTAATAACCAAACTCTTGCTTGGTCATCAACAGCATCTAAAATTGCTTTTGTGTAGTCAAGGTTGGCAAGGTGATTTGACTTTTCATTCCAAAGGCAAACTCTAACAGCTATCTCGTTAAAGTCTGCTAATAGGTCTATAGCAAAACGAGATACATCTCTTCGGGTAGCGTTTACCCCCTCCCAAGATACCGCAGGGATAATGCTATTATGGATCGCTTTAAGGCCTTGGTAAAAGTTTTGTCTAGCTATAAAACTATTGCTCGGATCATCAAGATTTAAGTCTGTTATTAAATGCTTTTCTTGCTGCTGGTTAGGGGCTTTGCTTAGAGCGATGCCTACAGGAGAACAATCAATAAAAAAAGAATGGTTTTCAGGCCATTTGCTGCAAAAGTTACTGATGTGGGTATCTGCCTTGCCGCAGATATCCATAAGAGGGATGACTTTTTCTTTAATGCTATCCTCCAGATTAAGTAATGCTTTTACATCATTCTGCGCAGCTTGAATTAATGGTATGTACATCCTAACTCCTTTGGTAATGGCCTTCGGCCGTTAAGAAAGAAAACTACTTATGGCGCATTTACTTCTAAATCGTTATGTGTCGTTACTTTAGACCTAAGTAAAATCCCACGAGGCCTTAATCTTTTAGATTAGTGACAGTGCCTTGTCCCAGCCTTCCTATCCATATGACAGCCATTCTTATCAGTACGACCTGAGTGCGCCCAAACATCATCTGCTACAAAACTAAGCGAGAGAATTGCTAGTGTTGCTGCTGCGAAAAGTTTTTTCATGCTTACGTCTCCACAATAAATAATAATTTTTGTTACTTTAAGCCTAAACAAAAAGCCCACGAGGGGCTGCAGCTTAACTCTTTCTAAGTGACCACCAATGTCTGACTAGCCCGCAAATATGTAAATCGTTCACACTAGTTGCATCAATGGAGTACGCCCCATAGCCACTCACGTTGTCTGAGATGATATCTATCTTGTTAGTTTCAAAATTAACTCTCAGCCGCTTGATTAGCAGGCGCTCATTCCAGATGATGACGTAAATGCCTTCACGTTCAAAAGCTTTTACCGAGGTGTCAACAAAAACCAGATCCCCATCATTGATAGTAGGGCTCATAGAGTCTCCTGATACAGGTAGAACTCTAAAGTCTTTTAGATGCCCTCCGAGATTCTTTTGCGCCCATTCTATGTTGACCTCCAGGTAGTCCTCAACTACGGGGTAGTCAACTGGAACCCCTCCAGGTCCTGCTGAGGGTGTGACGTCTAAGATATCTATCTTGATACGTCTCTTTTTCTCCGATCTCGTTCTCTCTATTTCTTGGAGGGGCAGAGGCTCTTTTGTCATTGCAGCGGCCTCGCTAGCTTCTCTAGCTAATCGAGGACTAAAGTCACCGATGCTTACTCCTAAACCTCTAGCAAATTTCATTGCTGCGGCTAAGTTTAAGGGTCTCCTCCCTAGCAGATATTGAGAAACCATGCCTTGAGTTCCGATATCAAACTCATGCCCAAAAGCCGATTGGCTTAATTTGGCCCGCTCATCGAATAAGCGTTTAAGGCTCTGGGCCTCAAGTTCGATGTGTCCAGCTTCAGTGGCCATCTCCGTTTGCATGCTTATTTCCTTTTCTTCCATTCCGCTTATTAGATCGCCAACCCTTTTACAAAGAGAGTGAAGACGCCTCTTCTTTACTATTTATGCAAAGTTTAGCAATGCTATTAATAGTGGCAACTATCATTGCTATTGCTATTAATAAATAGCTTTGCTATTATTTATCTCATGGATATACAGACCTATTTAAAAGATAACCCTGAGAGAAGGCGAGCGCTAGCGCAAGAGATGGATATCGGGATAGCAAATATCTATCAATGGATGCGCGGACTACGGCCTGTTCCTGTGGAGCGCTGCGCTGTTATTGAGCGCTTGACTCAAGGGGCGGTTACTCGTAAAGACCTCCGCCCGAATGACTGGCATGAGATCTGGCCTGAGCTAGTAGTCAATGAATCGTCACAGCCCCAGCCTCAGTCTCACCGCGCAGCAAATTCCACCCCAGCCGATTAGCCACCCAGTCAATGTGGTCATCGGTTGGATTTTCAAAATAACGACACGCTAGATCAAGAGCTCGTTCCATAAGCTCAGATTTTTCAAATTTAGTTAGCACCGTATCAGGTGTGATTTTCAACATAACGTTCTCCCAATGCATGAAAGTTGGCATTTTCATCATAGTTAGCCAGCGCGGTTAGCGAAACGTTGAAATGTACGAGGGTTCAGCCCAATGACAAAACGATTCTCCTCTTTAAATTGGCGCGATGCGCTTTATAACTCGGTGCGTCAGGCACCAGGCGGTATTAATGATGCCGCTGCGTTTTTAACTGAACGCCGTAATACGTCCATCCATCCTGAATCGCTCCGTCGGAAACTAACAGGTGGCGAGCAGTTAGATCTGGATATGGCTTTTCTCTTAACTGAGTGGTTACAAGCCTTTGTGTGCAGCCACAGCACAGCTAAAGACTGGCTGATTGCCGCAAATGAACAGCTAGGCTTGAGTGTTGTGGAAATGCCTACTGAGCCTGTGGGCGGTTTTGACGATGAGGCTGATGCTCTTAATCGCAAAGGGCTTAAAGCCATCTCTGAGCTAGGTGAAATGTGTTCAGCAATTACTAGTACTACAGCAGACGGTCGAGTTACCGAGGAAGAGCGTGAGCTCGTGGTAGCCAAGGCGCGCGTGCTGATTGTTTTGTGTTTTCGGGTCATCCGTAACGTGACCCGTTGGCGAGTTAAGGAGATAGGAAGACATGGCTAAGGTTGCACTACGCCTTAATGAGCAAGGGCGATTAGAAGGACTGACCCCAGTAGATCAACGTGCTTATCAACGGTTTAAAAATAAGCTCAAAGACTTACGGCTCGGGGAAACAATTAGCTTTGAGCATCACTTCCCTCGTAGCGGCCCTTTTCACCGCCGTCACTTTTCCATGCTTGGCTTGGTTTTCGACAACCAAGAGCAATTTGCTCACCCAAATGATTTTCGTAATTGGGTTGAGGTCGGCGCAGGGCATTGCTTATTTGTGCCTGGGCCTGATGGCCGTATGGTCGCGCTGCCCAAATCAATCGCTTACGACCGTTTGGACGATGTGGAGTTTGCTGAGCATCACGCTAAAGCAGTGAGTTTTTTACGTTCTACGCAAGCTACTCGCTTTTTATGGCCTCACGTTGAGGACGTAGCAGCAGGGCAGGCAATGGAATCGCTTTTACAGGAATTTGAATAATGAAAGCTCACAACTCAACACTAAAACGCGGCAAGCCAATGAAGCGTACGCCTTTCAAAAAATCAGCTCTAAGCAAGCCGATGAAAATTAATCCTAAAGCCAAAATGAGTAGTAAAGGCATGAAAGGTAACCCAGCTACAGCAGAGCAAAAGCGTTATCACGATGCGTTAGCAAGCCTAGGCTGTATCGCTTGCCGCCTAGACGGCAATCATCAGCCGATGGTGAGCATTCATCACATAGATGGGCGTACTAAGCCGCATGCTCATTGGCTCGTGCTTCCGTTATGTGCCGGGCACCATCAAGATGGTACCGGTGTGCCAGGATTGATTGCTGTGCATCCGTGGAAAGCCCGTTTTGAGCAGCAGTATGGTACTGAGCTAAGTTTGCTGCAGACATGTCATGGTCTGCTACGTGATGGCGGATATGACGTGCCAGAGGCAGCTGTAGAGGCTTTGGGTAATGCAGGTGGGGTGAGGCTATGACAACCATTAAAAAAGGCTCTGCAACGCTCTTTCACGCTACCGGGAAGCCGTACTCAACAATCAGCAATAAAGCCGTGGATGCAATCACTAATCCTGATGCGTTGGCTATTTGGACGTTTTTGCAGACCAAAGATAACAACTGGACTGTTGTCGGCACATGGTTGCAAAAGCGATTTGGTATTGGTCGTGACCGCTACTCAAGAGCCATGTCGCATCTAGAGGCACTAGGTTTAATTAAATATGAAGCCAATCGCTGCAAAGAGACGGGGAAACTAGCAGGCAGACGCATTATTGTGAATTTTGAGCCAGTGATTACCGAGATGCCGGAAAACCCACAAGTCGGTGAATCCACAGTTCGGTCGACCGACAAGTCGGAAAACCTACAACAACCAATAAAAGACTTTATACCAATAAAAGAATCTACCAATAACTCTTTGTCGAGCAAGCCCGACAATGCGCCTGGGGATGAAAAGCCCGATAGCACAGCTCAAGTCTGCAAACGAGTTATTGACCACCTAAACCTGAAAACCGGATCTGCATTCCGTCATGCTGACTCACACATGCGTCTGATTGCCTCACGATTAAAAGCCGGGGCGACTGAGGATGAGCTGTGCCGAGTGATTGACCGCAAATGCTCAGAGTGGCTGCAAAACCCAGAGATGCGGCAGTACTTGCGGCCAAGCACGTTGTTCAGTCCGAAGAAGTACGACAACTACGTGGGACAACTCACGCAGCCATTGCCAAACAAAGGCGCAAGTAACGGCCAGAGCTCGGGGAGGTTCGACCCAACGGAGTACATAAACCGCAATCGCATAAGCCGCCAACAAGCACAACAAGGAGCCACTGATGCAAGTTTTATCGACATTTGAAAACGTGTGGCTACAGCCTCGTGAAAAACTAGACGGTATCTCGATGATGGATCACCTGTACAACCGTCTGGATGGCATTTATCCCAGTAAATTCACTGCTAATTTCCGTGATGTGTCTGCTATCTCAAACTGGAAAGAAGCGTGGGCCGAAGCATTTGCAGATGAGCGCATTACACCTCAGGACGTAGCGCTTGGTCTTAAAAACTGCATTCGCATGTTCAACTGGCCACCAAGCTTGCCGGAGTTCTTAAAGGCCTGCCGACCACATTTAGAGCCGAATGTAGCGTTTTTTGAAGCAGTTCGGGGCATGCAAGCGCGAAGCGCAGGAAAGACAGGCGACTGGTCCCACCCAGCCATTTTCTACGCGGCTTTGGCAGTAGGGCAGTACGAAATGATGAACCAGTCCTACCAACAGCTTAAAGCCCGTTGGGAGAAAGCCTTTGGTGAGCAGTTGGCACTAGGGCAATGGCCTGAGATTCCACCAGTGGTAGAAGCCTTGCCGGCCCCAGCGCGGACCGAAGAGGGTAAGGCGCAAATACGCAAGGTTAGCAGCATGGCTAGCGATGCTTTGGCAAGCAACGGCAAAGACCATAAGCGGTGGGCTAAACGTATTTTGGAAAACCCTGAGGGTAAATCGATGTTTGCGGTTAACGCGGCTAAAGCTGCGCTAGGCATGGAGGCAGGGGCATGATTCAGTGCGTTGAGTGCAAAAGCTTTAGCTTGCGTGATGCAGGGCAGATGGCGCATCGAGGCTGTGGCGTGTGCGGTCATGACGCCCGGCATTCGTACTACCCAGCAATGCGTGAACATGGGTGCAGCCGATTTAGCCAAGCCGAGGCTGATGTGATCGAAAAACGTAAGGGGTGGCTCGATGCTAGAAATTAAATTGCCGTGGCCACACAAGTCATTATTTCCGAATGCCAAGGGCGGTCGTCACTGGGGCACGTTCCAAGTGCAAAAGGAGAAAGCACGAACTGTGGGCTTGATGCTGACGAAAACGGCATTAGGTACGCGCAAGGTTGGGTTTTCGGAAAGAGAGCCGTTGCGCATTACGTTTTACATGCCCAATCGCATACGTAGAGATGTGGATGGCATGCATGGAGCGATTAAGCATCACTTAGATGGCATTGCTAAGGCGTTAGGCGTGGATGACAGTATTTTTCGACCTGTTGTCATTGACGTAGATTTGGATCCGGCGAAGAAAGGATTTGTTTTGGTGGAGGTGGGGCATGCGTAGAACACAAAAAAACGCTGAGCTTGTGCGATCGGTAGTAGAAACTTCGTCGGCGCCGATGTCTGTGTTTGACATCATTCGAGCAACCCAACTTAGCGAGGGGCAAGCTCGCAGGGCTGTTTTTGAAGCCCAGCAGAAAGGGTATTTGCATGTGGTGGCTAGAGCCAGGGCAGGAAATAAAGTATTCGCAAATTTTTATGCTGCTTATGCGGTGGATCAGGTTGAGTTCTTGAAGTTTGCACCACAGACAAGAAAAACGACTGACGAAATAGTTACTAGGGCTAAAGAGCTAGGCGGTCATTTTGGCGTACTAGTTACGCAGTTGGAGGGGTAGAGATGGCTCTACCTAGATTCCTTTATGGCGACCCAAGTAAGCATGTGGATTTTGTGCGTAGAGAGCGAGCCAAGTACGAGGCCAATCAAAAGCACAATAAGGCTGATAAGGCTAAAGAGGGGTTAGAAAAATTGTTTAAAAATGGGGCAGCATCGAATGAGCAAAAGTAATATCGAGATTCTGTTGAGTGAGTGGGGTGCTTGGAAGCGTGGGGAGAACCGTAGAGCGTTAGGGCTGCCTAGTCAGTCGGCGTTTCATAATGTTGTGGTGGATGGATCAGGTAGAGTGCCGGAACCAGATGTGCTGTTGGTAGATGATGATTTGTGTAGGCTTGATGCAGAGATCAATGAGTTACACCCTGATTTTAGGGCGGTAATTACCGCTCATTACGTTAAGCCGGGACCCGCAAAAGCCAAAATGGATGATTTAGGTATATCCAGGTCTTTGTATTTTTTCCGACTGGATTTTGCTACGAAGCAAGTAGGACACAAGATGTGGTACCACCGACCAGAAACATATACACAGCCTACAGCATCTATTTAGTCTAGACTCGTTGCCATATCGTCTAGACCGAATCATAATAAAACACGTAGGCTGTCGAGTTGTCAGCCGATTTTGTGAGCCCTGCGGATGCGGGGTTTTTCCTATTGCGTATACAGCTAGAGTCTTGGCTTTTGCTCTATACCACTCGGATTGAACGTAGCTGTGCGCACGGCTAATAGCGTGGCCCTAGATCAAGGGGAAAATCGTTCAACGAGACTCTAGCTGTATGCGTGTTGCTTTTAAGCGTTGGCCATCTGGATCATACGCGCTAGCTCATTTACTTTCTCTTTTAGGTCTAGAATATTTAGGTCGGCGTCTTGATTAGCAATAGCTTTGGCTATTTTTATTTTGTCTGGATTTTCTGTAATTGGTTTTGCTCCCTTCTTCCGGCTTGGCTTGTTCTTGAAAGGAAGTACGTACTCAAATGGGCCAGTCTTACAAAGACCATCGAATTTTTCAGGATAAATCTGCATCAGGGCCTCAGTTAGCAGACTTTCCGATAGGTAATTTTCGATTTCTTTGCCTTTCGTTACCCAAGCTATGCCGCCCGAAGATTGAAGCTCTCTAATTATCCGCTTTTTTGTTTCGTTAATCTTTTTTCTAGCAGATTCTTTGTCGCTATCGATGACGATGGCTAGATTTCTATTTAGTTTTTGCAGTTTAATGAACTCATCTATTTCAGAGTCATCGGCAGATAGATGATTAAGAAGTCTGCCGCCATAAAACATTATGGAGTAATGGAGGCCTTCTGTTAAGGTTGGATCAATAGCGTTGAGCCAATGTTTTATGTATATCCTGTCTGAGGGCCCCTCAACCCAAATTACTGAGTTGGCTTGAACTAAATCTGATGCTTTGTACCCTAGATCAGAACAAATAGCATATCTTTCGGATGGGGTGGATGCTGACTTAATAGTGGTTTGATTATCCTTGTCTAGGGCAACATGGAAGATAGCAGCGCCAGGGGTGTCAATCAATACGGCTGAATGTGTTGCAATAAAGTATTGGTTAGATGTTTTGGCAGCCAGATACCTCATAAGCTTTCGCTGTAGCGTGGGGTGAAGGTGGATCTCAGGCTCCTCAATACACACTATTTGATCTTTAGCTAAAGTGCAGAAGGCCGCAAGCATAATAATTTCATGAATGCCTGTGCCTAACGAGTCTAAGGGTAGGAGGCGACTATTCATATGAACTAGAATATGCTCCCGGTCGTGTGGTATTTCTAGTGCAGCAGAAACATCTCCAGTTACCGCCTGAACAAAGGAGTTTATTTTTTGAAAGTCTTCAAGTTTTTCTCGTTCCGCCAGACTAGGGTTCTGAATTTCGGCAAGCTTGTCTATTAGTCCCTTACCTGACATATCTTCGTAGGCCTCATTAGGCCCACCTATTTGTCTAATAGCAGGAATGTAGGCAACAGCGGGAAACGCAAAACAGGCCAAGTCAGTAAGAGTTTGAATTATTCCGTTTAGCCAGTCAGTAACGTCCCCTCCTGATCTGTTTGGATGAAGCGCTTGCCATAGCAGATAGATGTCACTTTCCCCACTTTTTGGCGGGGGGTAAGTCAACCCTTTGATGCCGCTGCTTTCAATAAACATATGGGATCGAGTATAGAAGGAAAGCCAAATCAGCCCGTTTGTTGTTAGCGACTCAAAGGCTTTATTTCTAGCCTGCTCTTTTTGACGAGTAAACGGGGATTTAGGATTTGTTTTGCCTACAATTGCTTGTCGGAGCGAGGTCGGATCAAACCCAACTTGAAAGCTCATTTCCTGATTTAAAGCACTCAGGTGGACATCAGTGCTTTTAAGTGAAGACTGGTTTCTTTTGGCTGAAATTGAGTTCTGGATCGGTTTAAAGTGGCTGATATGCTCAGAGATAAATGACAAGAAAGCTGATTTGCCGGAATTGTTAGGCCCTATTAAAAGATTTATATTAGAGAGGGGGGCTAACGTCTGTTCGGCAGTTCCTATTCCTCTATAGTTATTAATAGCTAGTCCCTGAAGGAATTTACTCATACTGTGAGATCCGTGTTCTTAAGAGTGACTTTGATTGACTTGCGTTTTAGTTGAATGGTTAGGTTTTTTTAATTCAACCCGCTTTGGTAACCAATGAAACTGTATGTGGCAACAGCGCCCGCCTTTGAGTGGACTTTTTTACGCGTCCTTTTCGAGCTGCTCGTTGACTTTGAAAATGAAGTAGCTTACCTCCCCTTCGATAGCCAGCAGCCCTCTGTTCCATTTTGGTGAGAGGGGTGTGGTGTTAGCTCTTATCATGAAGGCGCTGTTGATTTGTCGGAGGGCGGTAGATAGAAACAACTGTTCGGCTTGAGTAAGACCTCCCTTTGTAGATTTCCGACCTAGCTCTTTATGATCGTTTTTCACTTTTTCTTTTAGAGCTGCAAGCCGAGACTGGAGCTCTGCTCTACCTTGGAGCGGTAATGGCTTCATTAGGAGGCCTACCTCCTCCTGTAAACCATTTAGGTATTTGAGAATTCTTAGCGCTTCATTTCTGTCGTACATAGCTTTTCCTTTGGTGATTCGGAAATTAAGTGTTGTAGCCTTTCCATTGTGGCTTACTACTGTTGACTCCTTTAAGCCAAGCGCCCAAATCATCAAATCTCGCTTGGGCTTGAGTCTCATTGATTGAGTTGTCCTCAAGGTCTTGCCAGATGCGTTCTAAGAAGAGATCGATCCTATTAGGGTAGAACGTATCGTTTTGTCGAAAATTTAAAATCAGCAGCTGACCTCCATCTGGGTCGCAGTTCCCGCTATGAGGGGTTGTGCCTGATATATTCCAGCCATCTTCAGTTTTAGTAAAATTTAGCCTTTCGATATTTTTGTGCTTAATACCCGGGAAAGTAAAAAGAAAGATGTTTGTCATAATTGGGCCCTTAGCTTAATTGGCAATGAAAGAACTATACCACCCCTATGAAGGGCGGTTTTTATTGGAGTTGTGGTGAGTAAGCTTTTAAGGTTTATCCCCGCTGAAGCAGGTTGCACGCCTAGTCATGAGCAGGCTAAAGTGCATAAAGGACTTTTATGTTACCGAAAGGCCTCTTAGCCTAGAGGGAAGCTACTAAAAAACCTATTCCGACAAATGTTGCTAGGTACGACAAGCCTAAAAAAATGAAATGTTTTGTTGAAATCCTTACGACGGGTAGAGACTCAAAGCTGCAGGCGTGCATTTTAAGGTCGCTTGCTATACGGTTTGCTGTATCTCGAGAGTTGTGAGCCAAGCCCTCTATAGGGCCCACCAATATAAAAAGAGCACAAGCGAAGGCAAAGAGGGAGATAGAGCCACTTTTGAACCATACTTCGCTGTGTTCGGCCCATGGTACATATACTTTAATTCTCCCTTTTTCAATTAGGCTAAGAGTGAAGCCAATACAGGCGATATTAACGATGCGTAAAAAACTTGTTAATTTTTCATAGTGAAGCAAGAAGCTTTTGTAACTTTCTAGCCAGATTTTCAAAAATTCTTGTTGAATAGGCTCGGAGGCTGATGGGCTGTTAGGTCGTCTTTTCTGAAGCGCCATTTTTCTTATCTTAGTATGCTGGGAAAACATGTACCCTAGGTAAAACAGGGCAGCAGTCAGAAGAATTGAAATTACAGTGAGAAGGCAAACAACTATTTCAAACAAAGGTCTCTCCAGTAAACATTGAAAGCTTTTTTTTAGCACTTCACTATCAGTTCCATATTCTCTATATGTAGGGGTTTATGGGGCTGGATTGCTGTATTGAGGGTCAATTACTTGAGTTTTTTTATTACGCCACCGCAAGTCGGTGGTTTTTTTATGTATGGAGTGACCTATGCAAGTTCGAATACTTGATACTAATGGTGAGGTTATTTGGTCTCAAAGCGAAAAAATCGGTATGACTTTTATGTCACACCGTAAAGATGGAAAGCTTAAGGAAATTATTGCAGCTCTTGAGTCGGCTGTTTTGATTGCTAAAAACGAGCTGGGGCTAATTGAGTAGCTTCATTGTTTTTAAACTCGAATCGTCAGCTCTTTGTTAAGGTTTGACATAACCATCTGATAGATTCCAGGGCTCCTGAAAAAAGGATGCCATTGTTGCGGTGCCATGAAGTGAATCGAGTTCCCATATTCCCAGATAAGAACGACGGATCCTGCCAGCCCTGCAGATGACGCAGCTAGTTGGAAGGCGTTCATAAACTCTCTTTGGGCTTGCTGCGACTTGTTGTGAAAGGATGAGTCTAGGGGAGCGATAATCATTTGCTGCCCCTGCTCTCTAACATGAGCTATTTTGTATTTAGCCATTTCTGCTCCTTTTAAATGAAGAGCTTTAAATGTATCTCACTGTTGCTTAATGTAAATCGCTATTAGGTCTAATGGACTTTTGTGTCTCCTCAGATCGACTGTTTTTATAACACTATGTATGATTCAGTCTAAAGTTTTTTTGAGAGTCAGGTAGTGGGAAAAATAATAGAGATTATATTTTGTGTTTGCTTAGCGATTTTTGGTTTTTGGTTTTTTGGGGCATTAGTTTTAGGATGGCTACAAATCATATTTACAGAGCCAAAGATGCTCTTGATGTCAATACTTGGCTTGGCTGCGGTATCCATCATTTTTATAACGTGCGGCGTTATATTTATGAAACTCGTAGAGCTTATTGGCTTTTTGCTCCGAAAGGGGACATCGGGTTTTTATCTTAAACTGGCGATTGCTTTTTTTATCATAAGCAGCCTTGTAAAAATACTCTACTAGTGGAGAGGTTGAAAAATCGAGGCATGCTATCGATAAACCTCTAGATCATATATTGTGATTGCAATTTCGGTCTTCCTCATAAGGGCTTCTTGAGTTGTTATACTTAGATTCCATAACAATGTTACATGGAGATACTTATGACTAGGAAATTTGTGCAGCTAACCCCTTTGGCTGGCGCTGACAATGAAACTGAGTTTTATGCAGTAGCGGACGATGGCACCGCTTGGTATGGGTGCTTAGATGACGCAATGGAAGGGAGTAAGATTTCATGGACTCAAGTTACGCCCCTGCCAGAAAAAGAAAAAAGAAGCTCAAAAGGCCTAGTGCCGATTAAAGGTCTTATCTAACAGGTTATTTAGTAGTATTTATTGCCACCTCTTTACAGGTGGTTTTTTATGGATAAAACCTGACCACTAAACGTAAGGCGGTTACCGCTCTCGGTGGTCGTAAATTAACCTAAAGACACCCCAAAAACAAAACACCCCATGCAAACCCTGTGAGGAGTAAGGATATGGCACATTGCGGAGCCAAAACCCGCAGTGGCCTACCGTGCAAAAACAGGGCTATGACAAACGGCCGTTGTCGCATGCACGGTGGCAAGGCCACAGTGACACATAAGGGCAATCAACATGCCCGAACCCATGGCATTTACTCGGATGCAATTGATGTAGACGAGCAAGAGCTATGGGAGCAAGTAGAAATTGGCAATCTGGACAATGCGATTCGGATTGCTCATTTGCAGCTACGTCGGGCGATGATTGCCCAAAGAGCCGCTGAAGCTGAGGGTGGACTGGATCTCGATATGGAAAGCACGACTACTATCGAGCAGGCGGATGAATCCGAAGGTGGCGAAGAGTCATCACGTAAGAGCAAAACGGTGCAGCGTCAGCGTCGCCCATACGAGGATATTATTAATCGCTTACTGGGTCGAATTGGTGACCTAGAGGCAAAACGTGCAGATATTGCTAATAAAGCAGGCCACTCAGATGATGTGGCTGGATTGCTATCCGAGTTAATTGAAAAGCTACCAACATGAAGACAGGCAACTTACTACTAGATCGCCAGTTAGCGCGTTGGTACCCCTTAAAAGATCACCCTGTGCAGTTGGCGTTAATAGATGCGGTGCCAAATGGTATTCGTTTTCCTTTAGTGCCAGCAGGTCGACGGTCTGGCAAGACAGAGCGTTTCAAGCGTTTTCTGGTTAAGCAGGCCAACAGAGAGATAGGTCAGTATTTTGCTGCAGCTCCAACTCATGACCAGGCGAAGAAGATTTTCTGGGATGATTTAAAGGCATTCACGTTATCGTCATTGCATACAAAGCGGCCTAGTGAATCGGATCGCATTATCTATTTACCAAATGGCAGTGAGATTCATGTCATTGGCTTAGACAAGCCACAGCGTATTGAAGGTATCCCATGGGCAGGTGGCGGCATTGATGAGTTCGCTGACGTTAAGTCGGATGCATGGGAAGCAAATATACTACCAGCCCTAAACACAGTTAACCCTACCAATCCTGACTACAGGGCGTGGGCATGGCTGCTAGGCGTGCCGGACGGACTGAACCATTACTACGACCTATGCCAGAGGGCAGAATCAGGGCAAGACCCAAACTTTGCTGTTTTTCACTGGAAGTCGGCTGAGATTTTACCTGATGATGTCATTGTGGCAATGAAGCGGGCCATGTCGGAAAAACAGTTTAGGCAGGAGTTTGAGGCATCGTTTGAAACGGCTGCAGGTCGAATCTATGAGGACTATGGAAAGGATAATCATACGGATGAGCGCATTAAGCCACATGAGGCCCTGCTTTGGATGCACGACCAGAACTACACGCCACTATCATCGGCAGTTGGAGTAAGGCGTGGCAATAGTCTGTATCTGCTTGATGAGATTGTCTTAACAAGCGCTGTATCAAGGCAGTCCGCAATTGAGTTTGTAGAAAAATTTAAGAACCACCAAAACAAGGTGGTTTTTTTGTATGGGGACCCGGCGGGTAGAGCTGGGGAAAAACACGGTCACGCTTCTGACTATACGGATATTGAGCAAGTGCTACGTGCTAATGGGTGGAAGTGTATTCGCAAACTTAAACCAGCACACCCTGCTATTAAGGATAGGCAAAACGCAGTGCGAGGCAAGATTCGTAGCGCTGATGGCTCTGTTTCCTTGTACGTGAATCCTGTTACAGCAAAGTGGTGCGACAAGGGCTTATCTACGGTCCAGTTGAAAGAGGGCTCTAGTTTTCAAGAAGACGATAAAAACAAATATCAACACATTACTACCGCAATTGGCTACTGCATTGATTATGAGTGGCCTTTAGATAGGAAAGTTGCCATTCAGAGGGCATTACAAATATGAGCAACAAACAACCTGTAGACCAAAGGCTGCCAGCATTGACTGCTATGGCCGTTAATTGGCCTGTGATCGACGCTTTGCGTGGTGGTACCGCTGCAATGCGTCAGGCAGGCATTAAGTATTTACCAAAGCGACGCATGGAAGAGCCAGACGACTATAAAGAGCGTTTGGGTCGTGCAACGTTAAGTCCATCCTTTGTGGATGCGGTGGATAGCATGGTAGGCCGCGTTTTTACGAAGCCTATTGGTATTAATGATAGCGTGCCCGAGCAGATCCGCGTGTTACTTGAGGATGTGGACACAGAGGACCGCAACCTACATGCTTTTGCTCGTGACTGGATGGATGATGCCATTAGTTACGGGATTAGCCATGTATTGGTGGATATGCCGCCTAACACGGCTAGGACCCAAGCCGAAGAAAAGGCCTTGGGTGTCCGGCCTTATGGGGTTCTGGTTAAACATGACCAAATATTAGGCTGGCGTTCTGAAACACAAGGTGGCGGTGTTGTGCTGACGCAGGTGCGCATACGTGAGGTGATCGAGGAGGAGGACGGGCCATACGGAGTGAAAGAGGTCGAGCAAATCCGTGTGCTTGAGATTGGGCGCTATGAGCTTCACCGTAAAAATAAAGATGGTGCTTGGTTTGTGCATAAACAGGGCAAGACCACATTAGATCGGATTCCGTTAATCACGCTCTATGCGAATCGCACAGGCTTTATGTTGGCTACACCCCCGTTGCTAGAGCTGGCATGGCTAAACGTCAAACACTGGCAAAAGCAAAGCAGTCTCGACACGTTGATTGAAACAGCATGTGTGCCTATTCTTGCAACCATTGGCGTGCAGCCTACGTTTGATGAAAATGGAAATCAAAAACCAGGTATTGTGATTGGGGCTAAATCAGGCATTGATATCCCGCTTGGTGGTGATATTAAGTACGTGGAGCATTCAGGCGCTGCGATTGAGTCAGGGCGTAATGACCTCAAAGACCTTGAGGAGCAGATGCGGATTGCAGGTGGCCACTTGCTTAAGCCTGACTCTAGCGTCATGACGGCAGCCCAAGCCAAAGTGGAAAACGCCAAAGAGGTATCACGGCTTGGCATGATTGCTCAAAATCTAGAGGACTGTATTGATCAGTTGCTAGGGCTAATGGGCGAATGGATGAAGCTGGCTGTTAAGCCTGGTAATGTGCAAGTCCACGTTAACCTTGATCCAGATAGTGCGCCCGCTGAAAGCATGGGTGTTTTGATTGGCATGTACAACGTGGGCGCATTAAGTCGTCAAGGCTTGTTTGAGGAAGCTAAGCGACGCGGTCTAATTAGCGATGACGCGACATGGGAGCAGGAGCAAGCCAAGATCGAAAGTGATGGACCAGAGTCAGGGGAAATCGCTCGATTGTTAGCCGAGTTTAAGCAAACTCAAGGCGGTGACTGATGCCTAATAACATTGATCGTAAGCTTGCCGAGCTGTTAACAGACGCGAATATCGATTCACTTCGCTATGCGTCCGGCCAGTGGAGTGACCTAGAGTACAAAATACGCGCCTTACTTAAAGAGGTGCGTAAAGCACTGATTAACGCCGACATTCGGACAAAGCGTGATGCTGAAAAGCTGATTCGCGAAGTCTCTAAAATCATTAACCAAGGCTATGGCGCTATATCTGTAGAGCAGGTAGCGGCATTAGAGGCGTTGGTACCTATTGCATCAAAGAGCACGGCTGCAGCGGTGAATACGGCTATTGGCGCAAAACTCCTAAAGCAGCCTAAGCGTATTGCTCTCAAGGCAGCTGATGTATTGATACAAGGCGCACCGTCAACGGATTGGTGGGCAAGCCAAGCTTATACGGTGCAAAAGCGTTTTGCTCAGGTGGTTCGTACTGGGATAGCTCGAGGGTTAACAGTAGAGCAGATGGCACGTGCTGTGGTGGGACGCGGCCCTAGTGATGAGTCATTGCCGGGTGAAGGAGTGCTGGATGTGGCACTGCGCGACTCACGTTCCTTAGTACATAGCAGTGTTCAGGCCGTACTAGGAGCTGGCCGCCGAGCGCTGTATCAGTCAAACAGCGATATCGTGATTGGCACACGACAGGTCAGCACACTAGATAGTCACACCACGATTCAGTGCCAAGTGCGTGACGGCTTAGAGTGGACACTGGATGGAAAGCCAGTGGGCCACAAAGTGCCGTACAACGGCGGTGTTCCTGTTCACTGGGGGTGTCGTAGCATTGAGTCGCCCGTGCTCAAGCCCATTGAAATTAACGGGGTTAAGCTACAAGGTTTCCGCGGCTCACAACGAGCCAGTACGGATGGCCCTGTTAGCTCAGATTTGAATTTTGAACAATGGCTTGAGGGTAAAAGCAAAAGCTTTCAAGAGGAGGTGTTAGGTAAAGGTCGGGCAGAATTATGGCGTGAAGGCAAGATTACTTTTGCCGATTTACTGGATTTGCGAGGGACCCCGTTAACGCTTAAACAGCTACGGGAAAAATACGAGTAGTACAAAACGATATGGATTTAAGCCGCTTTAGGAAACTAGGGCGGCTTTTTTATTGCCTGCGGTCGGGAAAGACGGGGTGTTAGAGCTGGATAGCTCACAGCAATGGGTGGATACCCAAAAGGATCAGACATGAAATTGAAGTTAGATGAAAACGGCAACGTGGTTTTGCAAGACGGCAAGCCTGTGTATGTACATGAAGATGGTAAAGAGGTGGCGTTTGATGCGGCTGAAATGACGGCAACTATTGCTCGACTAAATTTCGAAGCACAAAAGCACCGCGAGGGTAAGCAGGCTCTAGAAGCGCAGGTTAAAGCCTTCGAGGGCATTGAAGACCCTAAAGCTGCCATCGAAGCGTTACGTACCGTGGCTAATCTTGATTCCAAAAAGCTAATTGATGCAGGTGAAGTCGATCAGGTGAAAGCGGAAATTAGCAAAGCGTATCAAAGCCAGATTGATGAAATCAAAACAGCCAAAGAGCAGCTAGAGCAACAACTCTATGCTGAAAAGATTGGCGGTGCGTTTTCACGCTCCAAGTTGGTGTCTGAGAAATTAGCGATTCCTGTGGACTTAGTTCAGGCCGCGTTTGGCTCGGCATTCAAGATCGAGGACGGCCAAGTGGTTGCCTATGACGGGCATGGACAAAAGATCTATAGCCGTGAAAACCCAGGCGCTCTAGCAGGCTTTGATGAAGCGCTAGAGGTGCTAGTTAACGCTTACCCCCACAAAGACCAGATTTTAAAAGGCTCCGGCCAGTCGGGCAGTGGCGCTCGACAAGGTGGTGATGGTGGTCAAGCGTTTAAGCGTTCAGAAATGAATACACAGGACAAGGCCGCGTTCATTAAAGAGCATGGTCAGGATGCGTATTTAAAACTTTCTAAATAAAGGATTTACCTATGGCAACAACAGTTAATAGCGATATGGTGATTTATAACCGTCTCGCACAGACGGCGTACTTAGAGCGCCTCCAAGACAACCTTGATGTGTTTAACACCGCATCAAACGGTGCAATCATATACCGCAATGAAATCATTGAAGGCGATTTCGATAAAAAAGCGTTCTACAAGGTGGGTGGTAGCATTGAGCACCGAGACGTGAACTCAACAAACAAGGTCACGCCTAAGAAAATTGGCGCTGGCGAAGCGGTGGGCGTGAAGTGTCCGTACAAGTACGGTCCTTATGCTTCTACAGAGGAAGCATTTAAGCGTCGTGCACGTACCCCTGAAGAATTCGCCATGCTTATCGGTCAAGATATGGCTGATGCGCTCATGGAGGGCCGTCTCAAATACGCTTTGGCGGCACTGGATGCGGCGATTAGCGGTAATGCTGCGATGGTGGCTCAGGGTAATATTGCGACAGACGGGCGCAAAGCGTTAACCCGTGGAATGCGCACCTTCGGTGACAAGTTTGGTCGTATTGCACTTTGGGTTATGAACTCTGATACATACTTCGATATTGTTGACGACGCAATCACCAAGCAGATCTATGGCGAGTCTGAGATTGTGGTTTACGGTGGCTTGCCAGGCACTTTGGGTAAGCCTGTTCTCGTAACCGACCAAGTGCCGACCGATAAAGCGTTTGGCTTACAGGGTGGTGCGATTCAGGTAGTTGAGTCTCAGGCCCCGGGTTTCCGTACTTGGGATATTAACGATGAGGAAAACTTGGCTATGGGTATCCGTGGCGAAGGCACCTTCAATCTGGAGTTAATGGGCTACAGCTGGAAAGACACCGTAGGCGGCGCTAACCCAACGCTTGCAGCGATTGGTGCATCCGCTAACTGGCAGAAGCATGCAGGTAGCAACAAGATGACTGCCGGCGTCCTGCTCGACTTAGCAGCCCCAGTAGAGCCCTAAGTTACAGCCACTGATGTCACAAGGAGCTTCGGCTCCTTTTTTTATGGAGGCGTGAATGCGTCTTTTATATACAAAACGAGTTGCAGGACTGCCTGAGGGCTTCTCTATTCGCAATCCCGATTACTTCCTGAAACCTGAAAACGGGGCGAAGCACGTGACTATTGAGGGCGAATATCCTGTTATTGCCGAGGCCTATGAAAAAGAAGGCACGTCGGTTGAGGTAGTGGATAACAAGGCGGTTGAAACCACAAAAGAGCTAAGCGACATGAGCCTAGACGAACTCAAAGCCCATTTGACTGAGCAGGGCGTCGAGTTTGCAGCTAAGGCGACCAAACAACAGTTACTGGAGTTGGCTAAGGAGGGCTGATTATGGCTTTAGTGGTTGAAGATGGTACCGGGCTAGCTCAAGCCGATAGCTATATCAGCATAGAGCAGGCGGATGCTTATATGGCTAGCATGGGGCATGACGCATGGGTTACAGCAACCCAAGCTGATAAGGAAAAGGCACTACGACAGGCCACTCAGTATGTAGACAGTCGCTACCGGTACAAGAATCAGCCACTAAAACCGGAGCAATCGCTTGAATGGCCTCGCGTTGGGCTGCCTTGGCCCATTAAGCGAGTATTGGACGCTACGTGTGAGCTGGCTATTCGTGCATTAACCGCGAGCTTATACACCGATGTAGCACCTACTGATGCGGTCAAAAGCGAAACGATTGGGCCAATTATCACGGTCTACCAAGAGAGTAAAAACGGTGGGCAGGTGCAATATGCCCTTATTGATGATTTGCTGCGGCCGTTGGTGGCCACAGGTCAGGTAACAGGCATTCGAGTGGAGAGGGTATAGAGATGGAGCAAGTACTACAAAGTATTGAGCGAGACAATCGAGGCTGGCTGAGAGCTGGCAATGTACCTCCTTTACGTGTCTATTTGGATGGTGTTGAGATCAATCACGTGACCGCGGTAAATAGACGAAAAGGCATAGCTGAGTTGGCTGACGACCCTGTTAGGTTAGATCGTTGGAAAAAGCGAGTTATTACAAGACGCGTATATGGCGAAGTTGTCGTGGAGCCCATCACATGAGCATTTACGACCGAGCAGCCGCAACAGCAGAGCGTTTGTTAAAACGATATGGGGCGCCAATGGCGCTGAAACGAACTGTGGAGGGTGATTACGACCCGTCTACTGGGTCTAGCTCAAGTGCGACGCAAGAGTATGCCGCTACAGGCGTGATGCTGGAGTATGAGCAACGTGACGTAGATGGCTCGTTAATTCAGCAGGGGGATCAACGTGTTTATTTAAGCCCTGATTTAGCGGTCACGCCAGAAACAGGCGACACGCTGAGTTTTAACGGTTCGCTTTTTACTGTTGTGGTGTCTCGACCTTTAGCACCTGCGGGTAAGGTGGTTTTGCACGATGTGCAAGTGCGAGGTGTGAGATGAAAGGAAATTTTTCATTAGCAGTGAGCCAGTTTGTTGAGCAAGCCAAGGAAAATATGGACGAGGTGAAGCGCTCTGTGGTCCTGCAGTTAGCTTCGGAGATTGTAGAGCGTAGCCCAGTGGGTGATAAAGAGCGTTGGGCTGTAAACAAGCACTCAAAATATGGTCGTGAAACTCATAATCTATGGGTGGATGAGATCAATCAGCAGATTATGAGTGACCCAGCAAACTTAACTAAGTCGGGTAATCTAAAACGAGGGATTAAAAAGGCACGACGCTTGGGTAAGAAAAAACTGGCTGAGGCTTATCCCATTAGAGGCCCCAAGGGGTATATAGGCGGTCACTTTAGAGCTAATTGGCAAATAGCATTAGATCAGCCCGCTACGGGCATTCTGAATGAGATCGATGCACAGGGCGTTGCAACCAAAAAGCGCTTAGCCGCAGAAGTGGAAAGCATTTATGCAGGCTCAGTCGCCAATATCACCAACAATCTACCTTATGGCCCTCGATTGGAGTTTGAGTCTTGGTCTAGTCAAGCGCCTCAGGGCATGGTGCGCATTACGGTGGCTGAGTTTCAAACGATGGTCAATAACGCTGTTAAGGAGGTTACGTCTAAATGATGCAATCTCAAATTCGGGCTGCCCTGGAAATAAGGCTTGATGCCTTTGCAAAAGAGGAGGGGCTGCCTATCGCATGGGAGGGTAGAGCATTTAAGCCAATTGCTGGGCAGTCGCACTTACGAGCGTTTGTTATACCGGCTAGCTCGGATAGTAATGACTTAGCTGGACAGCACAGGCTGTATCGAGGTGTCTTTCAAGTTGATCTGGTGATGGCTAGTGGCGCGGGCATGGGAGACATAGAAAGGAAAGCGTCTCAGATTATTGCACATTTTCCTAAAAATCTTCGGCTACCTGTGGCTGATGGGTTTGTGCAGCTCATAGCTGTGATGAGCATGGGACCAAAGTTACTGCAAGACGGTTTTGTTGCCATGCCTTTGACTTCTTACTATCGGATGGATGTGATATGACAGAGCAAGTATCTCTTGCCGTTGGCAGCATTGTCAGCATCTCCGAGAGCATGCCAGCGTCTTACGATGCAGCTGGGTTCAATCGGCTTAGTTATACCCCAATTAAGGGCTTAAGAGACGCTGGTGATATTGCCGAGCAACATACGACTTCTACTAGGTCGCTAATTGGGCTGGACTATAGCTACCAAGAGCGGGCAGGTGAGATTTTGCCTACGTTGACATGGGAGGTTGTGCGATTAAAAGGAAATGAGGGGCAGCAGCTTTTGTTCGATGCTTTTCGCAAGCCGGTTCATTCATTTCAAATAACACATGAGGACGGTACAGAGCTGTATTTTACAGCAACAGTTAAATCAAGGCGTCGAATCAATTTGAACGGTTCTAGCGTTTTAGCGTACCGGTTCGAGTTAGACCTACAGTGTCGAGTTGTTGAGGTTTAGGGCGGGTTAATAGCCCGTTTTATTGTTTTAGAGCCCCTTAATTGGGGCTTTTTTGTTTTCAGCGTTGGCTAGGCTCGCTACCGAAAAGCGGGTGATTTCTCCTAAGCCTGCCCGCCAGCGCTACCTGTATCCATTAGGAGAGCGGAGAATGCTATGAGCAAGATTCTGAAATATGATTTTGACGGGCACTTGTGCAGCTTCAATTTAGACGGTTGGTTTAATGCGACTGAGGCGGCGAAGCTGCGCAAAAAGCGCGTAGACCACTGGCTGGACAACGCTGAGACGCTGGAATACATTCGAGCGCTGGACGAGGTTTTGACTGGCAACGAGTCAGGGATTGTAGATACCCGTAATCACGGGTATGTAAAAACAAGCAGAGCGCGAATAGACCGTGGAGGTGGGACGTGGCTGCACCCTAAGCTGGCAGTTAGATTTGCTCAATGGTTAGATGCGAAGTTTGCTGTTTGGTGTGATTTGCAAATAGACGCCATTATCCGCAACGGCATTCGCGCAGAGGGCAACACTAGTTTCTTACCGTTACTTTTGCGTGAGGATGCTTCTGAATGGGAGCTGCGCTTTCCTCCTAGTTACTATCAAGCGTTAGCTCGTGCCACGCACACAAAGTACACAGGTCATTCAGGTGGAACCCCAGCTTTATATGGCCAGCTAACTGAAAAATGGGTATACGGCTGCCTACTGCCTAGTGATGTCCACGCAGAGTTAAAGGAGAGGAAGCATAAATCAGAAAAGATGCATCAATGGTTAACAGAGGGAGGGCAAGAGCTGCTAGACAAGCAGATCGCTCTTGTGACGAATATCGCTAACTCATCGGCTGATTTAAAAGACTTTGAAGCGCGCATGATGCTGGTATCTAAAAAGGGAGGGCAGCTAAGTATGGTCTACCCAAAGGCGGCGTAATGAGAGGGTTTTACGTAAATGCTCTGAGCCACGTTTTTCATTTAGCCCTATTAAACGACGGCGCTCGGTTGAGCGAAAAGGAAATTGAGACGTGCATTCGCAAGAGCGCGACTAAAAATAAAACCGCTTTGCATGACAATGTGTTTATACCCGATAACGTCATGTTTTTGATCTTTGCCGACATGACCGACGAGATAGGGCAAGCTTTAGGCTACGAGATCGACGAGGAAGGATTTGCCCTTGATTGGGCCGATAAGTACCCGAGCTTTCAGCAAGCTTGCTTAGGCGTCCGGTGCGCTGTGCTAGAGGGGTTTTCTATCCCAGAGGAGGATATCGCACCAGAAATCGCAGCCGTTCAGCTAGAGGTGGAACGGCACAACCCAACTTTTCACTAGCCGCCAAATAGGCGGTTTTTTATTGCCTGCCATCTGAGCAGGTTTTTTTTATTTGGAGAGAACGATGGCAGTTCAACTACCTGATGGTTCGCTAGTTTCACTAGCAGCTGAATACGGCGAAGAAATTGCAGTTACTGCGGCTTCTAACGCTAAAAAAGCGGTTTTAACATTGGCTACTGGCCATGGCATTAAAGAGGGTGATCTTTTTGTGATGCATTCCGGTTGGAGTGGCATTCACAACCGTGTTTTCCGCGCTGATTTAGTAAGCGCAGATGAGGTGACAGTGAATGCAGATACCACAAACACTCGTCGATTTAAGGCGGGTGGTGGCGTGGGCAGCGTTCGTGTTATCGAGAAATGGGAGGAAATTCAGCAGATTCTCACATTTGAAGCCCAAGGCGGAGAGCCTCAGTACGCTACTTATGAGTTTTTGGCTGATGATGTGGAAAATCAAATTCCTACAAAGTACAGCGCACAGTCGATCAATATCAATATTGCCGACGATGAGTCTTTGCCTGGGTATAAAGCATGGATGGCGGCAGCTGATAAGCGCGATATTCGAGCGTTAGAAGTATTGCTTCCTAATGGTTCTACCTTGTACTACAACGGCTATCCAGCCATGAACCCAACCCCGCGTATGACGAAAGGTGAGGTGATGGCCGTAGTGGGTAGCTACTCTATTATTGGCCGCGTAAACCGTTACTCTGCTTAATTCTTTAGCCCTGCGACTGCGGGGCTTTTCTCTTGTTTTTTAAGGTTTTTCTATGTCAAAAAAAGTATTTTCTCTTATTCCTAATCCTACTTTTCAAGCAACAGTGAAATTTGCCATACCTGGTGAGCAAACGGCTTCAATTAAAGTTGAGTTTAAGCATAAAACCGCGGAAGAGGTGGAGGATTTTCTTAAGCGCGCCCAAAAAGAAAAAGACTTTGATGCCGTATCAGAGATTGTTGTGGGCTGGGATATTGGCGAGCCTTTTAACGAGGAAAATTTAAAGACTTTGTTAAGTAACTACGGTGGTGCCGCTCGAGCAATTACCAACACTTACTGGCGTGAGATTTTCGGGGCTCGCGAGGGAAACTAAAAGCCATTGCGCAAGCCCTCTACGACTCAGGGCCAACAGAAGAGCAGGCTGCTCAGCTTGCTACTTTTGGCCTAACGCTTGATGACTTCGAGCAAGAGGTCGTAGAGATTTGGCCTGAAAACCTATTGCCTATGCAGGTTTTTCAGGCGATGGGCACGCAATGGCGAATGGGATTTAATGGGCCGGTTGGATTGGACTATAACGTGTTGCCGATGATGATTAAGCAGCTTGGGGTGCCTAAAAAAGAACGTAAACGTGTGCTTGGTGATGTGATGGTGATGGAGCGGGCAGCGCTACGGGCTATGAAGGAGTAGGGGTGCTTGATGCGGCGGTGTTTGGGTTGGATGCGGCGGTGTTGGAAAGACAATTATAGAATAGTTGACGCCTAGCCTTCCTACGAGTAGCATGGCTACTCGTAGGAAGGCTAGGCTAGAAGTAAATGTTTGACCGGTTGCAATCATGTGGTGTAGGATGGTAGCTCTTAACCCAACGCAGGGTGTTAGGCTCTCAAGATGTGCTTGATTGAGCGGTTAGCGCCCATATATAAGTCATATGGACTTAGAGTTTTAATCTTAAGGAGAGGATATGATTAATTTACTGGCCACTAATGCTGCTGCGATGGAACAGGATTTCGGCTACTAATTTTTATAATTTGTAAGCTACAATGAAAAGGCATCTTTGAAAGGTGCCTTTTTTTATGGAGACAATATGTGGAAATACTTAGGAAATCATCCAACTCTTCCTATATTAGTCGTTTCAGCACTACTTGCTTTTTTTAGCTTAAGAATACAAAGAAAACTAGCTAGAGCAAAAAACTCTATAGATTTGCAAAACAACTACTTAGCTAGTGAGAGAATGCATGCGTTGATGGTTAATGTTGCCGCTGTAGCAAAACACAAAGACGCGAAGTGGTTGGCCGAGCTTGCAGAAATTGATACATTAGACGGGCAGCCAGAAGACAAGGTCAAGGCAATTAAAGACATAAGGATTGTCTTAAATGCTTTTGAGAGGGTTTCAATTGGGGTGGATAGTAAAGTCTATGACGAGAAGTTGCTATTTCGATCATATAGAGGCTTTGTTATTGACACTCATACTAAGCTTTACCCATATATAAAAGAAAAGCAGGAAGATGGCCGTTATTACAATCATTTTTGCCAAATGGCTGAAAGGTGGTGTGAGCTAGATAAGGAAAAGCAAGAGCCTGTGTATTTTTGGAGCATAAAGGGCATGATTAGGGTGGTAGCGAAAAAATTCAAAAACTGGTTACGTTGCTAGTTAATGTCTATAGTTCTCTATATGTATGTGATAAGCCCCGTGAGGGGGCTTTATTATTTACCCATAACGGCAGGATCTGCAAATTGTTTAGGTGGGGATAACCATATCACGAATAATATCTCAATTAGTTAGAATGCTTATAACATTAACCCTAAATTAAAAGCGAAGGTGCCCTAAATGGCTAATGAGATTAGTTTTAAATGCGATGGCTGTGATGAGGCCTTAACCGTAGAGTATGAAGAGCTTGATGTTCAGCAGGTGGGATCTGACGAAAGACAAATGGGGGTGGAGATTACTTATGCTGGGGAGGCAGAGATAGAGTGTTCTCAATGCGAGCATCCGAATACGGTTAAATATGAGTGTACAGAGTACCCCATAGGCTCTCCTAATTTCGATGAAACGGTCATTAATGGAGAGAAGGTGAGCCCAGGGTTTGGTTCCTGCGTTTAAGGCATGGGAGACCAACGGTGCCTAGATGTACTTTTGGACTATCGTATTTGATAGTAAACCAAAGCGCCCCTTCGGCGCTTTTTTGCATCCTACCGCTACTAACTAACCAGAAAGCAGAAAGACACCGAGCCCCTCAATTCGAGAGGCTTTTTTGTTGTGCTAAGCGTGAGCAGGCTCATGAAATGACCTTACGGCTGGCCGTTCTTTCTGCTCAGCCTGCCATAAGTCATATTGCCCCTGCATCTGGATCCACATTTCTGCGCTTGTGCCTAGGGCATCTTTTAGGCGCAGAGCCATATCAGCAGAGATACCCGCTGAGCCATTTAGGATTCTAGATAGTGCCGCACGAGTCACACTTAGTCGTGACGCTGCTTCAGTAACACTTAGATCGCCTAGGTACTCGCGTAGCACGAGACCTGGGTGTGCTGGATTGTTCATACGCATGGTATTTCTCCTAGAGCGAGACAGTAGAGCGCGAGTCAAATCGTTTTTCGTTACTACGCAGCTTTGGTTGGGTTATCAATGCTTTGGGGAAACCTTGCCGGTTAAGGCAAGTGATGCGCGCAGGGTGTCATTGATGCGAGTTTGCCAGCCATCACCGCTAGAGCGAAGTGCGGCAAGAATATCGGCGTCAAGTCGGATTTTTACAGCCTCTTTGGTGATGGCTTGTTTGCTTCCTACCGGCCTACCTCGACGACGGGCTATGATTTGATCAGGCGTATGTGTCTGAGCGAAATCACCATCCTTGGCTTGTTTTAGGGATTCGTGCAGACCCGGTATAGCGTGGCCTGCGTCTGCCTCAATAGCAGAGGCTACTTTATCTAGATCTAGGTTTTGTAGGTCTTTGAGGGATTTCATGGTTTCTCCGTTTATCTTTGATTTCTTTGGGGCTGATAGACTCTTGCGCTGCCTTGGCGTATGCCGTGAGCAGCAAAATAACTTGATCGTCGACAAGGTGGTAGTAAATGATTCTAGCTCCGCCACTCTTGCCCGTCCCTTTTCGGGCCCACCGAACTTTACGGGCTCCTTGTGCATCTTGGATAACGTCACCAGCATCAGGATTTTGAGCAATCCAGTCTATAAAAGCTTCGCGTTCGTCTTTTGACCAAATGCTAGCGGCTTGTTTTTGGAATGTCGGGGTTTCAATGACTGTACGCATGAATAAATTGTACACCCAATTAAATGGGCTATCAATGATTTTTTATTGGTAAACATAGCCCACCTAGCGTGGGCTTTCCTCGTTGGCTATCATAGGCTCATTATTGAGTAATTAATATGGGGCAGATATGAAAAAAGTGATAGCTGTTGTGGCGATTGGATTGAGTTTGGCTTGGGGAGGGGTGCAGGCTGATGATTTTGAGGATGGCGTTGAGCTAGGGGTCGGCGCTATGCAAACAAAGGCTTACCTTTGCTTTGAGGAGTTAAATCAAACACTAAAGGGGTATGAGTCTAAGCATTTAAAGGACATGATGGAAGAGTTCTTTAGGGGACGCCCTGACCTACCGCCAGCATTTGTTGAGTCATTCAAGAGGGGCTACCAACTTGAAGGGTTAGATGACCCTGCTTTAAGAGAGGCTTTTAAGTCCTGCATCGACCAAGGGGTGCGCGGAACATTAGAAGCCATCGATCGATAATAAAAGAACTGTGTTTTATGCCCGCCAGCTCGGCGGGTTTTTTTTATGGGCTACTGTTTCTTGTCGGGGTCCCATTTAGTGATTTCGGTAGTTATTTTTTGTAGGTTTTCAATGGTTTTCGGATCCCATTTCCCAATTGTTTTAGCTAAAACTTCGGCCAAGGTGTATAGGTCTATATCCGTTTTTTTGCTTTTCGAAACCAAAGGCTGGGCATGCGTAAGATCTGAATGCGTAGGCACAGCAAAACCTCTGCCTAAAGAATCTCGCAGCCTTTGGATGATTTCAGCGTTCATGCTTCGGTTGTCCTCAGAGGCTGCTTTCACAAGGTCTTCGTGTAGGTCGGCCGGAATTCTCAAGGTGATGCGAATAGTTGAATCGTTGTCAGACATAAAATAACCCTTGACACCATAATGGTGTCATTGCATAATCAAACCTGTCGACACTATTTTGGTGTCTTTTCGAGAGGAGCTTATGGAGCATACCGTAAATTTAACGCTAAGACTTCCTAGGGAAGTTCGAGATTGGCTTAAAGACTTATCTAGCTTAAATAACCGATCTATGAATAGCCAGCTTGTATGCATTCTACAGGAGTGGAAGGCTCAGGCAAAAGAAAACGCCACAGAGGTTGAGAGCTCTGGGGCGTCGATATCTAAAACCCACGTTTCAATTAAGGAGTCAGATAATGACTAATTCTACCACAGTATGCGCTGTCAACACAGATAGCATCGTCGCGGAAGCACCAAAAACCGTAGCGAAATCGCCGCAAAGCAAAGAGCGCGCTTTGTACTTAGAAGCAAAGCGCAAGGTTTCAGCGCTTGAAAAAGAGGTTGAGGCGCTTAAAACACAGCAGACATTGCCGATCTTCCAGATGGCTGTACGCATGTCATTAAACATGATTAACCGTCATCTCAATTCGATCGTGAATTACAGTGGCTCGGACTCACCTTACGATACAGGTGAAGTAGGAGATTGCCATGCAACGTCAGTAATGCAACTAGCAGCTTGGCGCGCTAAGTTGGCGCTCACCGAAAAATTTGAATCGTTTAAAGGTCTTGATGAAGTGTTTTACGGAATAAGCGGTGCTGCAGAGTGCGCCTACAACTCCATAACAACTCAAGACTCAGCATATGGCCGATATTTGAAAAGTCTAACAGCAAGCGTCGATACCTTTGCTGAATTATGCGACACATTAGACTCATGGGGCGATAGCTTCTTTGTAGATACGGAGGTGCAAAATGTCTAGTTTGATTAAACAAGATGGCGGGCTTGTCGACTCAAGGGTGGAGGGCAGTCAAATGGGCGTGTTATTAAACCTATGTCAGCGCGAAATTGATGGCGAGTTAATTCAAACGGTTGATGCTCGTGAGCTGCATATATTCCTAGAGGTTGGTAGAGATTTTCATACGTGGCTAGCCGGGCGTATAGATCAATATGGATTTGTGGAGGGGCAGGACTTTACCCCCATTTCGGGGAAAAGCTCAGGAGGCAGGCCCAGCAAGGAGTACGCCCTTTCCATTGACATGGCTAAAGAGCTTTCTATGGTCGAGCGCAATGAGAAAGGCAGACAGGCTCGACAATACTTTATTGAGTGTGAGCGCCAAGCTAAAGAGCTAGTTAACCGCGACCCAATGGAGCTGTTAAACGACCCTTCGGTTCTTCGGCAGACATTATTGGGGTACAGCGAAAAGGTTATTGCCCTAGAGACTAAAGTTGAAGAGCAAGCGCCAAAGGTTGAGGCGTTAGAGCGAATTTCCGAGGCAGAAGGCGCAGTGACTTTAACCAATGCCGCTAAAATTTTGCAACAGCAGCCACGCAAGTTTAACGATTGGCTGCATTCGATTGGGTGGATTTATCGCCGCTTAGGGCGCAATCAATGGACTGCTTACCAGCAGCATATTCAAACAGGGCGCTTAACTCACAAGGTGAATGCTTATATAGATGGTGAGACTGGTGAAAGCAAAATTTCAGAACAGGTTATGGTTACGCCAAAGGGGATAGCTAAACTATCTGAAATGCTGAATATGCCTCCAACAGGCAGTGTGCCGCCAGCTACCAACGCCTATTTAGAAGCTAGAGGCTAACAATCCCAAGCCGCTTAGTAGCCCGTTTTATACGGGCTGTTTTTGTTGGTACTATCTTCGTATTGACTAATGCGGAGGTGAGTATGAGAAAAGCAGTAGCTGTTGTGGCGATTGGGTTGGGCTTGGCTTGGGGAGGGGCGCAGGCGGAGAATAAGAAACTGCCCACGGAAAAGGAAAGGCTGGAGCTCTGCTCTTCGGCGGAAAAACTAGCAAGTAGCATAATGAAAGCTCGGCAAGATGGCATGAGGATGCAGGAGGTGATGGAGATTTTAGGGAAGGATAGCGTGTTAGTGAGGCGCTTAGCTGTTGCTGCGTATGAGCGGCCTCAGTTTAATCGAGAGGAGAGTAAAGCTAAAGCCGTTCGAGAGTTTGAGAATGACTCATACCTAGATTGCATTAAAAAAATATTGCCTTAACTTTAATTGTTTATGTTTGACCCGCCACTCCGGCGGGTTTTTTTATGGAAGATCGCCATGAGTGATATAGCAAAATTAAACCTAGCGGTAGATAGCTCTGAAACCGTTATTGCCATTAAATCTTTAGAGCAATTGGCGCAAATTTCAGCAGAAGCAGAAAAAGCAGCAGAAAAGCTAGGCGGAGCTACAAAGCAGCAAGCTAAGCGACTGAGTGAGTTAGATAAAGCCGCCAAAGCTAATGAGGCGACTGAGCGCCGTAGTATTGGCCAAGTTCTTGAGCGTGCCCGTGCCTACACAAAAACAGCTGGCGCAGAAGTGGCGGCAATGCAAGCCGCAGAGCGCAATAGAAACAGCACACGTAAGTTAGCTGAGGAGCAGGAAAAGTTACGTAATGGGCTATCTAAACTTTTGACCGTAATAGACCCGCTAGAGGCTAAGTTAAATAAGCTTGACGACGCAGAGGCGAAGCTACACAAGACATTTCGCGCAGGTGTGATTGATGCAGAAAAGTATGCTGAATCTTTAGCCAAAATAGGCGCAAAGCGTAATGATATTGTAGAAAAGCAGCTAAAGGAGATCGGTGAAGGCGCGGGGTTTGCCTCGGAGATGATTAAGCTGCTAGGTTTAAACTCTAGAGAATCACAGCGAGACCTATTAAATCTTGGGCGTGCTGCAGCATCCGGAAACTGGGGTCAAGTGCAAAGCTCTATGTTCCAGATTACCCGTAGCTCAGGCGCTCTTTCCATTGCTTTGTCTGGCGTAGGAATGGGTATTGGTGCAGTAACGGCTGGTGTAGGCGCTTTGGGGTATATGTACTACCAAAGCTATCGCGAAAACCAAGAATTTAACCGTTCACTGGCGTTAACAGGGAATGCCGCTGGCGCTACGACCGAGCGCTTAACTGCTATGTCTCGCAGTATTGGCGAGAACATTACCTATGCCGCTAACACGGCAAAAGCCGTTCAGGAGATTGCCCGCACAGGAAAAATTGCCGCAGATTCAATTGAAGATGTAGCGCTTGCATCGATTCAAATGCAACAGGCTTTTGGGCAGGCTGTAGATCAGACGGTAAGTGAGTTTGTTCGTTTAGGTGAAGCACCGTCTACTGCGTTACTAGAGCTAAATGATAAGTACCATCACTTAACTTTTTCCGTTTATGAGCAGGTTCGTGCGCTAGAAGAGCAGGGTCGTGAAGAAGAGGCAATGGCCTTAGCTCAGCGCCATCACTCTGAACAGCTGGGAATCCGTGCCAATGAGGTGATTGAAAATATTGGCGCCATAGAGCGCGCATACCTACAAGCTAAGAAAAGCATTCAAGGTACGTGGCAAACTATATCTGATGGAATTGCAAATCTAGGTAAAGAGGAGCCTATAACTGATGTCTTGGCAGGGCTTAGGGAGGAGTTAAGGCAGCAAGAGGCGTTTTTACAGGAGATGGTGACTACAGGAGAGAAAACTGGTAGGCCTAACCTAAGAGATATAAATCAAAGTAAAGAGAATATCGAAGCAATTAAGAATGAGATTGAGATACATCAAGAGGCGGTAGAGACATTAAAAAATATTGATCTACTAGACCAAAAGAGGGTTGAGGAGAGAAATAGACTACTCAAGCAGTCCCAAGACCAAACCAAATACCTAGAGCAAAACCAACCTAAGACCTTAGAGTATGAGCTACAGAAAGCTCGGGAAAACGTAAATAGGTTAACGGAAGGGCTCGGTAAGGGCACGGAGCGCTATAAAGCGATCATGGAGGCCTTTTATCGAGAGGAAGCAGAGATTCGTAAGCGCTATGAGAAAAAATCTAGCGGCAACAATTCCTTTGCCTCCGAGGTTGCTCGTTTAAAAGCTCGGATTGAAGAGGAAAACAATTTTGCCGCAGCTGCAGAAAACACAATTGCTCAAGTATCTCGATTAAACGAGTTTGAGCGTCGCGGGATGCAGTTGCGAAACTTAGCCGCAAAAGAAACCAAAGCAGCTAATAAGGCCAAACTGGAGGAGCTTGCCGCACTTAATGAGCAAGCGGGCGCGTTAGTACGCACCAATAAATTAACCGAAGAGGCCGCCAAAGAGCGGCTTCGTTATTTGGAGGGTATAGAAAAGTCCACCGAGAAAACCCGCGATGAGGCGCAGAGGATTCGCGACCAAGCTCGCACTATGGGCATGAGTAAGGCTGCGTTTGAAGAGCTGACCAATGCTCGTATTAAAGAACAGATTGCCCAGCTACAGGGCAAAAAAGGTTCCGAAGAGGAAATCAAGCTTCTTAAAGAGCAGCTAGTGGTGCGCGAGGATCTAGTAAAAGCCATCGGCGAGCATGATGTCGCTCGTGAGGGTTATGAGGCGCAGAGAAAGGCCGAGCAAGAGTGGCGTAAGACCATTGAAAACATTGATGATGTGTTCCGCAAAGGTTTTGCAGACATGCTTAACCGAGGTGAAGACAGTTGGAAATCGTTTACTAAGTCGCTTACCACTACATTTAAAACCGCTGTTGCCGATGAAATTTACAAAATGTTCATGCGGCCTTTTGTGGCTCAGGTGGCGGTAGGCGTGGGTGGCATGTTGGGATTAGCGGGCTCGGCCAATGCATCGAGTAGCTACGGCGTAGCGACAGGCATAGATATGCTTACCAAGGCTAACCAAGCGTATATGGGCATATCAGGCGGCATGACTAGCTCTTTAGCCAAGGGTGTAAGCGCACTAGGGGAGGCATTTGGCTCGTCAGCCATGACGTCTTTTGCTTCTGGAATGACCGGCGCACTTGGATCCATTTCAGCTACTGGGGTTAAGCTTGGGGCTGTGAACGCCGCGTCACTAGGTGCGCAAGTAGGTACAGGAACCATTGCAAATAGTGCTTATAGTGCGTCAATGGGTGCTGTGAATGCAGGCGGCGCGTTTGCTGCTGCGATGCCGTGGATAACGGGCGGTGCAGCTGTGTTAGGGCTTGGTCTGATGGCTCATAACATGATGAAGGGCGAAACACGCCACGGCGCGTACATGCAGTACGACTTGGCTGCAAGGCAAGCTGTGGCAAAAGGTGGGCCAAGCGGTGGCTACGGTGGCCAAGCAACAATTGACGCGGCAACACAGTTATTTGGCTCGACTGTCGATACGATTAACTCGGTCCTAGAAGGCGTAGGCGCTAAAGCGCAAACCGCCTGGTTCCACGGGATGTTTGAGTCCTCGGATAAGGGGCGAGGCGGTACGTTTGCCGGTGGTTCGATTCAGTTAGCTGATGGTTCAATTGTTGATTTTGGCACTAGCAAAAAAGGCGACGGCTTTGGCGGTAAAAGCGGTACCGCAGAAGAAATGTTCGCTAATTTGCAGTCTGAGGTGCATTTTGCGGCACTAGAAGCATGGAAAGCCGTTGGCACTGAAATGCCGCAAGTCATTCGAGACATGCTTGCTGGTGTTGATGTGCGCAGTTTAACGGCTGAGCAGGCCCAAGGCTTAGTTGCAGAGATTAGCAATACTGTGGGTGCGGTGAATGCGTTATCTGATGCGTTTAATCAGATGCCGCTTGAGAATCTGAAAAACCTCACGTTTGATGTGACGCATGGCTTGGGTATGGCCTCTGGCGGTTTAGATGCTTTATCAGCAAATGTTGCTTCGTTTTACCAGGGCTTTTACTCAGAAGCAGAGCGCCAAGAGCATCTACACAGACAACTGGTCGACACGCTCGGTGCTGTGAATGTACAGCTGCCCAGTAGCCGTGAGGGCTTTAGGCAGCTAGTAGATTCTCTTGGAGAAGTCACTGAGGCGAATCAGCACACTATTGCCGCATTGCTTGGTGCTGCTAGCGCTGCAGATCAGTACTACGCAGAGCTAGAGCGACGTCAGGCGGAGGCGTATCAAGAGCGTCAGCGCCTAGAGCAAGAAGCGTATAACTCAGCTCGGTCCCATGTAGACAAACTCATGTCTGCATTCAAAGAGCTAGCGCAAAAGCAGATCCGTGAATTAGAGCAAGTCTCTAAGACCACAGATAAAGTCGCAAACGCACTGCAAAAGTCGCTGAACACGCAGATTAGCTCCCTGACGTCCGTGAGTTCGATGTTAACGGACATGCTCAATGAGCTGCGTGGCGGTGCCAAGCTATTTGAAATGCAGTCTGCAGAGGGCTGGCGTGTTATCGGTAATACGATTAGCACAGGTGTTCTTCCAGATGCTGACAAGTTGCGTAGTGCAGTGGGATCCATTCGTGCAGACTTGGACGACCGGTATTACGGCTCTATTTTTGAGCGTCAGCGCGATCAGCTTGTGCTAGCGAATCAGCTAGATAGCATTAATTCACTAGCTAAGCCACAACTGACGATTGCAGAGCAACAGCTGCAGGTGATGCAAGACCAACTTGCGGAATTGCGAGAAGGCACGAAACGTGCGTTCGAACTTGCGGGTTTGTCACAAGCTCAGATTGCTGCGATTAAATCGGTTGATGATAAGACGGCTGCAAGCGTGGGCCTTACTAAAGATCAGCTCGAGGCGTTACGCACGGGTAACAACGCCAGTGCTGTGTTGCAGAACCTAACGCGTGAGCAGATTCAAGGAATCCTTGGCGTTAAATCTGAGGTTATTAATGTCCACGGACTAACTGCTCAGCAGCTGGCAGAGCTAAGCCGAAACACAGGCGTTGCTAACGTCATTAAATCGCTAACAGATGCTCAAATTGCAGCACTGAAGTCAGTTGATGCGAAAACGGCCAAAGCGCTAGGGCTATCTGAGTCGCAGATTACTGCGCTGCAGTCGGGTAACGCCCAGGCACTGGCTTTGCAAGGACTTACGCGTGAGCAGATTCAAGGCATCCTTGGCGTTAAGAGTGAAACAAGTTCATTGCACGGTTTGAGTCAGTCTCAAATTGATGCTATGCGAGCCGTGGATCTCAGCACGCAAAGCGTTGCAGAGCTGATTGACCACTTGCAAAAAGCAACGGAAGCAGAGCGGTTGGCATCTAAGCAAATTGAAACGATTCAAAGTCAGTTGGGCACGATGCAAGCGCAGTACGAGCAGCTGCGTGACTTGAATACTTCGATGGGGTCGTTAGACGAAGGCATGCGTTTGCTTGCAGTGGCGATGAAAGCAGAACAGGTTGCGAAGCCGGAGCCCAGCAATTCAAAAGCGTTCGGCGGACGTGATTTTGAGTTTAAAAGTCAGGCAGCAGCGAAAAACTACTTACTCGGAAATACCGGTTTACTAGGGTCTTTTGCAGAAGAAGTAGCCAAGGGCTGGGCATCACCGACTGATTACTTGAAGTTTGCTCAGCTTCATTACAGCAGCTATGGCTGGGCTGAAAACCGTACTGACAAACCCGGTGAAAACAAAGGTCGAACGCACAAGCCTGGGGTTACGTCAGAAGCGCAGGCGTATTTAGCTGCTAACCAAGACGTCATGACGGCTTACCTGCGTGAAGTGAAAAGCGGTGGGGCCGCAGGTGGTGATCGAGGCATGCTTGCTTTTGCTCAGTCGCATTTTGATCAATATGGCAGACATGAGATGCCGTTGCGAAAATATGCACGCGGTGGCGATCACTTTGGCGGCTTACGTCTCGTCGGTGAGCTAGGCCCAGAGCTTGAGGTGACAGGCCCGAGCCGCATTTTCAACGCAAGCAAAACGCAGGATATCTTGCGCAATATGTCAGCGGGGCCAGATATTTCGGGTCTGATGCAGGGGTTAATTCGCGAGAATCAACAGCTGCGTCAAATGTACGAAAGCATGATGCGCTCTATGATAGCGATGCAGCAGCGCATGGCGCGGGTTTTGGAGCGTTGGGAGGGTGATGATTATCCAGTGCGAATTGAGGAGATGCCTAGTGATCCAGTTTTTGTGAAAATTAAAAAGGAGGTGGCGTGAGTTTAGTTATCGTAAAGCCGGTGGTGGTGACTGACGAGATGCTCATTGACTCGAACGTGCCAGTTGATGATTACCTGCCTTTTGACCCAGATGAGACTTACTCTGTTGGCGCTCGTGTAGTCCTTGGGCGCAACATTTACGAGTCGCTAGCCGATGAAAATCAGGGTAATGATCCGCTGAATTACCCTGATAAATGGCTCAGCCCCGGCGTAGTGAATCGGTGGCGCGCTTTTGACGATCAAATCAGCTCGCGTGCTATGCGACCTAATTTAATCACATATCGGATTAAAACAGGGCGTGCTGCGAACTCAATAGGCATCTTAAACTTAACTGGCGCAACGGAAGTAAAAATTCGTGTCGAGGACCCGCTATTAGGCGTGTATGAGAAAACGCAGAAAGTGAATCCGATCACGCCTCAATCAAGTTGGTGGCACTGGTACTACGGCTACAGAAAAGCGCGAAACCAAGCGCTTTTTTTACGTTTGCCGTCTTACCCACGTGCAGAGATTTGCATAGAGATTAAGGGAGGTGAAAAACTGGGTGTAGGACTTATTGTGCTTGGTCAGCAGCGTCGATTTGGGATTGGCGTAGAGTATGGCGCTAGAGCAGGGATTACGTCTTATAGCCGCGTGCGTAGAGATTCCGACTCAGGGGAGGTCGATATTCGGAAAGGGCGTTCATCTAAGCGAAGCACGTTTAATTTAGCGATTAGAAATACGGAGGTCGATCAAGTGTATGACTTTATGAGCGAAGTGGATTCTGTGCCAGTTTTGATGATTGCCACTGACTCATTTAAAGCGTTTACAGGGTACGGTCTCATTAAGCATTTTGAGGTTGTCGTACCCAACGTTTCGACGTCTGATTGCTCGATTGAGTTTGATGGTTTTATCTAAGTTTTCAAGTATTACAAATAGCCCGCTTTAGTGCGGGCTTTTTTATTGGAGAAAGTATGTCTATACCGAAGATTGACCCGTATCCTCCTGCGCCAACGCCGGAAGACAGCGAGGAGGTTTTTGATGATAAGGCGTATGCTCATGCAGCGTCTTTAGAACTACGACGCGTTCAGATGAATGAGGTGGCTACGTATGTTAATACCCGTGCTTCTGATGCTAATAACCGAGCTGTAGCAGCTGCAGCAAGCGCAACAGCTTCCGCAAATAGCGCAACACGGTCTGATGAGTGGGCGAATAAAGCGCCGGGGTCTGTGGTGGCTTCTGGAAAGTATTCTGCGCGACATTATTCAGATCTGTCAGATAGGTTTGCGAACGCGCCTGAAGATGTGGAGGTGGTGCCAGGAAAGTATTCTGCTCTTCACTGGCAGGAGAAGGCTAAAAAAATCGCGAACGTTCATGCGACGACGGTAGCTACAGACCCCTTGCCTACTGTGATTGCAACGAACGTGCAAGAGGCTTTGCGGGATTTGGCGTATCAGGCAGATCAGTTGAGGGTTGCGAAGAATCAGTTGAAATATGGTGATGGACCCTATCCAATATTGGATTTCCAGTTTGCTGGGGCTAAGTATTTGGATCCACGGATTCAGTTTACCCGTGCTAGCTTAGATTGGGATGAGGAGGGCAACGAGTACGGTGTTGACGAGCCGGTACTTACGGATAAAGGGCTTTGGGGAAGTGGCGTGAGGACTAATTTACTTACGGAATCTAAAGACTTTTTAGGGTGGTCCGCTGCCCCAGCCGCCTCTCTAGCTAGAGGTTATGGACAAAGCCCATTTAATTGGGGAAGATCTGCTTTATTTAAGCAAGCTGAGAACACTACAGGTTCTCCATATTTTCATAGGACAGCTACAGTTCAGCAGTACACAGAGGGGGTAATGTACACAGCTAGTTTGTATGTTAAACCGTTGGCGAGTAATAGTTCGAATAATCCAATAAGAGTTATCTTACATCAGCAAATGTTCGAATCCCAATGTAACGTTGGATTAACGCCTGATGGGCAAATAAGCAAAGGTTCTGGTGCAACATTTGTTGGCTGTGATCCCGCCGGAAATGGGTTTTATCGAATCTGGGTGACAGGCAAAGCAGCAACTACAGGAACGAGTTGGGCCCCGATAGCCTGGCCCCTCCGATCTATGCTCGAAGAGGGTGAGGGATGGGAGGTTTTTGGGATGCAGTTGGAGGAAGGGATCTCCCCCACCCCATACATACCTACTGAAGCCAGCCAGGTGACGGTGGCAGACGGCGTACTTAATTCAATAAGAACAGATCGTCTGCGTTCTGTGGTTATAGACCTAGAGCTACTAAGAAATCTGATAGATAACAATACGCTCTATATATTAAGTTGGGGAAAGGGCAGAACAGGACATATACCAACGAACGGCATTATGGTTTGGGCTGCGGGCTTCTCTAACAATATTCAGGTTCGGATTTACACTAACGGCTCTTACATGAGTCGAACCATCCCTGGTAACTGGGAAGACCTGAGAAAACTGGGTGTAAGTATCTTCCCCGATAAAATAGTAGTTGCTGCAGACGGAGTTGTGAGAGAAATAGAAACAGATAGGGATGTTGTAAATGAGGCTATTTTTGCTAATTTGCATCCCGCAACACATGTTCAATCAAAATATAGGTGGTTAAAGTCAGCCGCTTTTTACGAGCGTGCATTAACAACTGAGCAACTACAGGAACTCACAACATGAAAGACTATTTCTTAAGAGCTAATAGCCGGAAAATTATAGATGAAGCCCTGCAATCAGCGGGGCTTTTGTCATATATAGATGGTGAATCCGTCACACCCCATGACGTAGCTATTGATTACGTTGGCACGATTTACCGACCAACCGGCCACATGTTGCTAGATACAGAGGGTGAGGAGTACCCTGAAATTAAGCCGGTTGAGGGATATCACGCCAACCTACGCGCTGATTTGACCGCTGAGCAAGAGGCGCTACTGCCAATAATCGAAGCTCCCAACCAACCTCAGCGAATCTTTGCAGGAGGCATCTTATGAATCGAACGCACGTAGAGCATCTAATCGTAGCCTTGGTTATCCAAGGCTTTTTTGTGGGTGGTTTCTATCTCCTAGGCCTGCAGCACGGTGCCTGGGTCGGCGCCATCTTTGTGACAGCGCTGTTTCTCGGTCGAGAACACGCGCAGCGTGAATACAAGATCGGGGACCCAAGTCAACTCAAGGGTTATGAAGCGCTAGACATATGGCGTTGGTCACTTGATGCGAAGCTCGATTTACTAATACCCACAGCTGCAGTCTTTCTGGTAGCAGTACTACTCAACAGATAGCGCACTACGCGCTTTTTTTACGCCCATTGCCATTGCAGTGGGCTTTTTTTATTAGGAGACAGTCTTGAGCGTATGGGGCTGGATTATTGACGTCTCTGACACGTTTCAGTGGGGGATTGCTGGGCTTGTCGGGGCTCTCGTTGCGAGCTGGTTTCGTCGAGAAGACTTAAAGCATCGAAAAGATTTTATTTTCTTTGCGATGGCCGGCGCCGTTATTGCGCACTTCTTGACTGGGGCGATAGCGACATATTTAGAAGTGTCACCAGCAAATGCCGGCAGCATCGGTTTTTTATTGGGGCTTTTTGGCGGTACGGTGACGCAAGCGATTATCAGAGCGATTGTGAAATCAGACTTCTGGCAATTAGTCATGAGTCGATGGGGGAAATAGGGTGATCTATATCAATATTTTTTCGTGTCTCTTGATTTGTATTTGGGCGTCTTGGTGTGCGGTGTCAAAGCGTATTCAAGGTGGGCCAACGTGTCGGTTTCTCTTTGGTGTAGCTGCTTTGGCAGCGATGGGCGTTATTTTTGCACCGCACGGGACGTACTCAGCGGGGCGTACAGCAGAGGTCACGATGAACGTGGCTTTAGCGTTGTTGTGCGTGCGTCACATCCTACTGAAAAACCGTCTGACCTGGTGTCGTCTTAAAAAATGGTGGAATAAATGAAATTAAGTGAAGTAATAAAAACAGCGATTGAGCCTGCCTTCTCCTTGTTGCCGGAGCGCATGCGCAGCAAAGAAGCCAGTGTGATGCTGTTGGCGATTGGTCTGCAGGAAAGCCGCTTCGTACACACGTACCAGCTAGTGCAAGGTAAGCCCGGCGCTAAAGGTCCTGCTCGCGGCTGGTGGCAGTTTGAGCGAATGGGTGGGGTGCATGGGGTTTTGACTCATGCAGCCAGTAAAGACCATGCTTTGGCTGTGTGTCGTGCTCGAGGCGTAGAGCCTAATGCCAGAGACGTGTGGGAAAAACTGGAGCACGATCAAATCTTAGCGGCGGCATTTGCCCGTTTATTACTGTGGACTGATCCACGAAGTTTGCCGCGGTTAGGAGATGAGCAAGGCGCATGGGATTTGTATATGCGAGTGTGGCGCCCGGGTAAGCCCCATTTACGCACATGGACAGTGTGTTACGCCGATGCGTTAAAAGAGGTGTGACATGTTAAAGCAAGTGGGAATAGGGGCCGCGATTACAGCGGCTCTTTTTCTTGGTGGCTGGCTGTATGGTCAGTATCAATATAAGCAAGGCGTTAACGCTGAGAAAGTTAATGCTGTGCTTTCTCAAATAGCAATAGAGCAGGGGATGCAGTATGAAAAAGATAGGGCAGACGCAGAATATCGACAAGCCGTGCTCGAGCGTGAAGCAGCTCAAAAGCTGGTGTCTGATCAGCGTGTTCGTATTGTCGGGCTGCTCAACGACTTACGTAACGCCCAAGCTTCCGACCCCGGCAGCGGACCTAATGACGCCGGAGCGGACGGGATCGGGATACTTATCGAGTGTATCGGAGACTATGAGCAAATGGGAGCAGAGGCTGCAAGGCTCGCTGATAAAGTGAATGGGTTGCAGGGGTATGTTAAGGCGTTTCGTTAGCTAGCGTATAAGCGATGTTAAGAACGAGTTTTCTTGTGACATTTGATGTTTTTTGTTAAATTTTATTTTTTACTAAATGTAAGTTTTTTAAGCCCAAAGGATAAATCGTATGTTCAAAAAAACCATTGTGACTGCGGCTCTTGTTTTTTCTGCGCCTCTTTATGCGGATTCTCAGTGCGTTACTAAAATATATAGCAGGCAGGATGTTCTTTATGAGTTAAAAAAACAAGGCTGGGGTTATGATAATTACGATTTGATTTGTGAGAAAATGAGGGCTGCTAATGCAGAGTTTTTGGTATCTGCTAATGCGATGGTGGTAAGAGGAAAATCTGTTACGTGGGCTGTTGTTTCTGTAAAGGGCGCGGATTCCAGCATAGTGGCGGTTAACAATATGGGGCACTCAACGCTGGTGGATGATACCCCTAGTACAAATATTGCTAATAGTAATTATATGGTAGCAATAGATCAGGCGATTGGCGCTTTAGATATAGATAAGGCGATTGCTGATCTGAATGAGGCTAGAAGAAACGCGAAGTAAGTGTTTTCACGAATAAAAGCGATCCACATATAGGATCGCTGCAAAGCATCACTCTATCTATTGATACGAATCTCAAAATAAGCCTCACATTCCCCTAAACCCTCTTGCTGCGCTTTGCTAGCAATATTCATCCACTTTTTAGCCGGCGCTTTATCATCTTCAGATAACTCTGACTTGTCTGACTCCATCGCACTTCGCCAAGTCTGATAGCCGTGCAGTAAGTCTCGGGGCCACTAAAAGCATCCTCAAGCACGCGCTGAAAACGGTATTCGGCTTTTAATTTGGCTTGCTCTGTGATGGAGGTAGGGCCGTCTTCAAGGATGATTGCATACATAGTGAGCTCTATCTATATTGATAATTAATTATTTATACAGTTAAGTCAGATTTATCTTGTTAGCCTCTCAAGCGCTTTACCAAGCTTCAAAAAGGCATGCCTTTGTTCAGCTGGACTGATTTGTTGATATATAGCGATATGCCCCTGCTTTGGCTTCCGATTTAAGCACTGTTCAATAATTTCGTAGGGTATCTTTAATGAGCTCATTAGCGCGGCAGCTGATCTGCGTAAATCTTGATGAGACCATCGACCTCCTGATATGCGTAATGAGCTCTTAATCTCAGGGTTAAGCTTACTAGTTAAATCACCTGTTTCAGCGCAGTCTTGTCTATGGGAGATTTGGAAATTGATAGTTTTGGGTCGAGTGTAAGTGGTACTTCGTACGCTTTTGAATAGGTAGGAGCTTCCTTCCCTAGGTACGCTGATTAGCAAGTCTATGTATTGACGCGCAAAGGGGGAGAGATAGATTACGTGCTCTCGCTTGGATTGATTCTTATTAGCGGGAATAATCCAGCGGTTGTTTTCCAAATCAAAGTCTTGCTCTTCGGCCGTAACTATTTCTTCAATACGCGCCATGGTTGAAAGGGCTAACCAGATCGATGCATGGCATTGCAAAGTAATCCCCGTTTTCTGATTACACTTGATCCAAAGTTCTCGAATTTCTTTTCTACTAAGAATTCTTGTTCCTATATTTTCCGGTCCCCCCACTTCTTCTTTTTTGATGCTCCTCACTCGATTAGCATCTAGCCACTCATTGGTAACAGCATAATCAAACATTTGCCTCATCTCTCGAAGAAGCAGGTTTGCTTGTGCGTTGGATCCTTGATTAACCACCCTCATAAAAACATTTAAAAAATCAGATTTTTTTAGAGATATGAGCTTGGCGTCTCCAATGTAGTAGAGAATGTGCTTCGCAAACCTTATGCGAGTTTGATAGACGCCGCGTTCTGTGCGACGGTTGGGCAGTTCCTCGCCTATCCAAATATTAAACAGGTCTTGAACAGTATTAGGGGCATTGTTTTTAATGCTTTTTGGGTCTATTCCTAAAGCAAGTTTGGCCCTGTATTCCACAACTAGCTTTCGAGCTAGCTCTAGAGGGGTGTCAGGGTATGGGCCAAGTGAGATTTTGACTTGTTTGCCCAAGGGGTTGGTGTATCTGAATACCCAAAGCTTGTCACCAGCGGGCCGGATCCGTAAGTGAAGCCCGTTTCCATCAGAAAGAAAATATTCTTTTTTTAAAGGTAAAGCTGAATCAATCTGCTTAATCGAAAGCTGATTTTGAGACAT